GCCTTGGAGCAGATGCGTTCCAAAATAGTTTTACAGACCTAGGCAACAATACCAGTTATCACAATGGCATGATCGCGCTGGGTGTTATAAGTGGTAATGAGAGTAACTATTATCCATATGTCTTGCAGGTTCCAGCAGATGGTACTCCCGTTTCCTTTGGTGACATTGGTATTCCCGACATGTTGAGCATCTACTCAACTACGAGTACTTGGGCCGCTATAACTGCTACTGTTACAGTTACAACAGGATTGCCACTGACCATATCTGCAGGCACACTGACTGTTGCCACAGATGTTAGTGTGGCCAGTGCAGGTATTAGTCTAGGCTATAATGGTACTTTTGAATATGACTACACAACCAGTACTGTTTATACATCTCAGCAATCTTGGCAGTTCAAACCCGACGGTGGATTAACACTACCACTAGGTGGTTTCATCACAGCCCCCGTAGGTATGGGTAGCAATACAGTGATCAAAGCACCAGCAGGCAGTGCGGCCATATTACAGGACAACAGCGGTTCTAATCAAGTTAGCGTAGGCGATAATGGCATTGTTATGACCACAGCCCGTGGCACAGTCTATTATGGCTTTAATCTAGAAGCACCTGGTGTACCGACACACTTTCATATCAACAAGGTTGATCAATCATTTGATCTGTTCTTCGGTGACGATGCCAACTACTTCCACTTACCAGTAGGCGGAGCAAGTCCAGTTATTGGCGCCAACGATGGCAGTAGTGGACAGAAACTCTACGCATTTGGTCAGAACGGTACTCTAACAGTTCCTGGCACAATAAACTCTACCGCAGGCACTGGTGCTGTTACTATTAACAGCAGTGACGGCTCTACAACACACACTTGGGGATTTGGCACTGACGGTAATCTAGTAGTTCCAGGTGCTATACAAAGCACTAATGGCATTGTTATTAGTAATGCAGGAGTTGTAGGTGCTACAGCCGGTATCGTATTACCTGCTAATGCTGGAACTGGAGCAGTTCAAATTGGTAACACTTATGGCCCTATTCAACTTGGATCAGCGGTAGGCGGTGGTACTGAATTAAATTGGACATTTGATACTACTGGTATTTTAACAGTTCCTATAACTGCCAGTGGCGCTGGACAAATAAGTGGTGGAACTAATGGACTACAGTTAGTATCTAATAGCAACACCTGGGGCTTTGGCACAGATGCCAGCCTAACAGTACCCGGTATAATAACATTACCGAACGGTCAAGGACAGATTGGCAACGGCGGTGCTGGTATTGACATAATCTGTAATGTAAACAGTTATGGTTATATAACATTGAACTATCTAAGCCAAGCATCTGTAAGTGTTAATACCAGCGGAATCGTTCTTACAAGCAACAGCAGTAGTTGGACATTTAATTCTGGTTCTATTCAATTCCCAGATGCTACAAACCAGTTAACAGCATTTGAACTACAAGGAGTATCACAAAGTCCTTGGGGAACAACTTATCCAAGCAGTGGTGGAATCGCTAACTTAGATTATCAATTCTATTTTGATCCTGGAACCGGTCATCCTACTATACAGAGTTATTCGTCAAACGGTGGCAATCCCCTTTATAACAGTATTTGGAGTTATGATGCTTGGCTCGCCGCAAATGATAGCGCAAATCCTATAGCCGGTTCAAGTGGTACAACACCAATCCAGGTAAACAACACAGGTGGTAGCGTTATATTATCATCTGTGCTACAACCAGGCGATTATGTCACGGTTCGTATACAATGTATCGACACTGGTAGAATATTTAGAGCAACATTCATGGGCTCAGTTAACCCAAATGATTTTGGCATTACATATGGTGCTATCACTGTAGAGAGATTGCTGTAATATGGTTGCGGCTACATTAACTATCAATCCTGGTATAACCATTAATCCTGGAATCACACTATCAGGACTGATTCCCATAATCACTAATGGCATAATATTGTGGTTAGATGCGGCTAATCCTACCAGTTACCAACCAGGATTTGAAACTTGGGTTGATCTCAGTAACAATCACTATGATGCTCCATTATATGGAAATTTTAGCGCATCAGATAGCGTATCTGTAGATTTTTCAAACGAGAACTACGCACAGATAGCACCTGCCAACATGTTCAACGGAGACTTTACAGCCATTGGTTGGGTTTATGTTAGAAGTTATGCGTCTTGGAGTAGACTGTTTGACTTTGGTAACGGTGCTGGCCAAGACAATGTGATTGTTGCTGTGACGTCTGGCAACAGTGGATATCCTGTTTTCTATGCCAATGCCAATAATCTACAAAGTCCAGCACAAATTCCACCGAATCAATGGGCTCAACTGGCGGCAACGCAGGCGGGCACGACTCAGACACTATTCATAAATGGTCAACAGGTAGCACAACAGTTAGGCGGCCCAGAAGGCAGTGTGACTCGTAATTATAACTACATTGGTCGCAGTAATTATCCTCAAGATAGTTATCTCGATGGCCGTATCAATACCCTAAGGATGTACAACAGAGCATTAAGTTCTGCAGAGATACTAACAGATTACCATGGTATGAAAGGAAGGTTAGGATAACATGTGGATACGCCCTGCTAACACTAGGGGCATGCTGGATGTAGGTTGGATTAAAAGCCGCAGAACATTCAGCAATAACAGTTTGGATGGATTCGTGGAGAAACTACGCTAAATATATCTAGAGCGTACTTGTATGTTGTAGAAGGTACAGTTACAGGCGCAGATTTTAAGTTAAACGAAGGTGATGGTGCAGAGTTAGACGCTGATTTCACAGCAGATTTTAATGCCCATATTTTATTGTTTCAGGAACAACACAGGTCCTGACAAAGGAAAAACATGTTATCAAAACCACTAGGCCCAACAGGCTTATATCAAATTTCAAGTACAACTGGTACTCACAACGCAACCACATTCGCAGGTGTTGCTCCACTTAAAGTAAGAATAGCAACATCAGGACAGCCATGTGTGATCAATTTTGGCGGAGAAGGTACAGCAGACAACAATTCAGACTTGTTGATTCCTCCAGGTACTGTAGAACACTTCAAACTAGATTCAACCAGCACTATCACATTTGTAGAAGTTACAGGTGGTGGAGCAAATGGTTGGATTTCAATTACACCAGTAGCCTAAGGAGATACCATGCGAGCCGCCGAAATATTAAGACACATTGCCAACGTGATTGATCGCGTGGAAGGTGGCCAGCCAGCAGTTGCTCCTCCAGCATCCGTGGCAGTTGTACAGCCAGCACAGGTTACAGCACCCGATGAAGCGCCACAAGTTGCTAAGTTATTACCAACTAACCAAGAACCTGTTTCAGCCACCGCCGCCGACACAATGGCCAGTCCTTTACAACAAGAACTAGAACTACTGAAGAAGGTAGCGGGTGTTCCTTCAGCGTACGACGCACACAAACAATAAGGAGGCCTGCTAAATGGCTTTCTACAAGATCAAATCAGGGCGTGTTACAGGAGAAAGAGGTGTCCTTACCTTTGTAGGTGAAGTTGGACATTTATTCTACTCACAAGACGACAATGTAATCCGCATATCAGACGGACATACTCCAGGCGGTATTCCCCTAAGTGGCGGAAGCATAACATTCATCAGTGAAGGTGCTCCGCAAAATCCCCAAGACGGACAGCTATGGTTTGATCCTGTAACAGGACGTTTATACGTTTGGTACGACAACAACTGGGTAGATGCAAGTCCAGACATAGCGTCTACTGCTACTGGCATCACATTGAGCATGTTGAGCGTTGGCACAGGATCGGCTACTGGTGGCGGCGCTCTGTCATATGATCATACAACAGGTGTGTTTACATTCCAACCAGCGGATCTAAGCACCTATGCTACACAAGGTTATGTTACTAACGCAATCAGCGATATCGTATATCCTTACACTACAACAGCTACAGTCACTGGGTTAATTGCAAATAGTCTTACAAACTATGCCACACAGGTGTATGTTAACAGTCAAGGCTTTATTACCGCTGACATATTCACAGTTACCAATGTATCAACCTTCATCAATGATGCACACTATCTACAGGTAGAAACAGGTGTACACTCTGTTACAGGCACAGCCAACCAAGTTATTGTTACAGACTTGGGCAACCGTGACATACAGTTAAGCACACCGCAGAATCTCAACACCACAGCCACAGTTACTTTTGGTAACTTGACTGTCAACAACCTAAACGTACTCAACACACTGACTTCAGTTACACCAGTAGTAGTAGAAGGTTATAGAATATATCTAGCATCTAATTCAACACAAGACACACAAATTGATGGTGGCGGTATCGTACTGGGAACAAGTACTTGGACCACAGGCATACTCTACAGTCTAAACAACAACTACTGGTACACGATGGATGATGCTGGATTCCAAGTAGAACATTTGATAGCAACAAAAACCACAGTTACTACCCTAACTGTTACCGGTGGAGCCAATATTGGCTACTCAAACCTAATGGGCCAGTTCAGCAACGCACTACTACAGATAGATGCGGCCTCGGATACCTACTCACAGGTCAACTTCCAAAACCATTCCAGCAGTACATGGGCAAGTGGTGACTATGTGGTTACCAACGATATAGGCACAGACGGCAAGCACTACATTGACATGGGTATCAACTCAAGTCGTTGGTCTACTTCATCGTGGGTTATCAATGGTGCTAACGATGGTTACCTGTACGTAGACTCGGGCAACCTTGCCATAGGTACTACTGCTTCTAATGTCAAATTCTTTGTTGGTCCCACTGATACTGCCGATAGCATTGTTGCCTCAATGGACAGCACAGGATTAAACGTTGACTCAATCAAGCCATTAACTCCTGGCGGTGACCTTGTTTTAATATCAACTGGCACTAATGCCGCTACAGTACATGTACCAAGTATAAGTTTCCCTAACGGTGGCTTGTTGATCACGCAGAATCAAATTGAAGCATATCTAACCAATTATGTTCTGAGTAATATAGTCACATACTCTACTACCAGCACTGATACATTGACCATAGGCCAGTACGGTATTATCAATGGTGTCGCGGCTCCTTACGCTGTATTCAACCTAAACACCAATACACAGGTGGTAAATTTAGGCGATGTCTTAGCAGGACAAAGTATTGTTCCCAGCACAGTTATCAGTAAAGGTTCCACAGGCACTACATTCACAAACTATATCGTAGTTGACCTAGACATGAGCATACTGGGGCAAGTACTGCCTGTACCAGGTGCTCCATTTACTCTATTGCGTCCGTTAGAAAAACCTGGACTGGATATACAGACTAGACCAGGTACGGACATTTTCCTAAACAGCCAAGGCTTGGGAGATGTTCTAGTCAACACCAACATCATACCTATTGGTACTAACATCAGTAACTTGGGTTCGCCGACTCGCCGTTGGAAAGAAGTATGGGTAGGCCCTGGCTCCATCTATGTACAAGATGAAACACTGGGCAGTGACCTACGACTAACAGCCATTAATGGTGACTTTGTGGTAGCAGGTGCGGCTGGCCTAAATGTAGGACAGTTTACACTTCGTGACAACAATATCTATATTAGCAATCCTGACCGTGACATCAACATTGGTGTTACCACTGCTACAGGATTTGTTAACTTTAACCGCCCTATAAAGGTAGCAGACTCAACAGGACGCACAGCATTTACAGTTGGTAGAACTGGGTTGACTACAATCATTCCTCCAACAACGATCTTATCAACACAGTCAGCATTAAGCATTATTGGCAACGCCGCAGGCATTCAACAACCTCGTAACTATAACAACACAATGTTACAGATTACTGGCCTGGACAGCACCAGCACTCGCGTAAGCATTGACAGTTTTGGTACAGGTACATATCCTATTATTGCAGGACGCCAAGCAGGCGGCACAGTCTCAGCACCTACACGCACAATCAGTGATGACACACTATTCCGAATCAGTACACAAGGTTGGGGCGATACTGGCTATATCAGTAGTATTGGACGCTTGAACTTCCAAGCTCTGCAAGATTTTACTAATACAACTGCTGGCACAGGTGTTCGCTTCCAACTAACACCTCTGAACTCAACTACAATACAGACTGTGACAGCAGACATTACCGCCACAGGTTTAAGTTTTGTTGGCAATCCACTTGGCGGCATAACATTCCGCGACAGCACAAGACAGATCACAGCGTGGAATTCAACAGCAACAGTCTTATGGAGCCAGATTACAGGCGCACCTGCGATCGGCGTTACCAGCATTACCACAGGTACAGGCATACGTGTTGACCATTCTACAGGCACAGTGAACATATCCTGGGCCAATGATGGTGGATACATCACCAGTTCCGCATTAACTGGTTATGCCACACAAAGCTATGTACTAGGATTAGGTTATACTACAACTGCCACAGTAACAAGTTTGATAGCAAATAGTCTAACCAACTATGCTACACAAACTTATGTAAACAGTCAAGGCTTTATCACAAGTTCTGCACTAAGTCCTTATACTACAACTGCCACAGTAACAGCATTGATAGCAAACAGTTTAACCAACTATGCTACACAAAGCTATGTACTAGGACTAGGATACACAACTACTGCTACAGTTAATACACTGATAGCAAATAGCACTACACCAAGGATTATTTCTGGAATCACAACTGCATTTACTATCGACTTTTCAACAGACACAACTATCCACCTACATACAAACGCCGCAACTGTAACAGCAACATTAACTAACTATACCGCAGGTAAACAAGTTAATGTTATAGTTTATAATAATATTGGCGGCACTCAGCAGTACAATCACGGACTTTCAACCAGTAACAACGCTGTTGGAGGAACATCATTTTATCTCTGTAGTCATCCTACAATGTGGGTAACTTATATTTGTGTGGATAACACAGCAGGGAATTGTTTTGTAAAAGCGTCAGTATAACAATCACTGCTATCGGCGGTGTTTGGATCTACGGAAACGGTAGTTTATAACAGTAAATAACATTATGAGAATACATCAACTAACAGAAGCTCCAATAGCGGCTACAGATGATCCAAACAATCCCTTGATTCACGGACATCAAAAAGCCAACCCTATGGAACTAAAAAGCCGTATAGCACAAGCTAGAGGGCAACTACAAGATCTAGCCAAACGAGCAGAATCAAATGACCTGTTAGTTTGGCAAAGTATTTGTCGTGACGCTAAAGGCGGCATGATGATGGGCTTAGAACAAAACCTAGAACAAATCCGTCACGGTATAGAAGAACTAAGTACAAAACGTAAGAAAGGCGGTGTTCAAAGCCGCGGAATCGATAAACATATCTAAAGGAGATATAATGAAAAAACTATTAGCAGGCTTATTCTTAGCCTTAACAGCCCTAGCCAGCACACAAGCTCTTGCTTGGACTCAACGTGCTCCGGGTACAGTACAACAATGTGCTGTCCACGCACCATATGGCTTACCACAAGTACAGGGCGCAGTACAACCAATTTGCCGCGAAGCATATCTAGTTGGATATGATGCTCCAGCAAAACTACCACGTTTCGTTATGTGGACACTAACACCGGGTCACGCACTAGGTTGTGTAGCTCGTTCAAACGCTTTCGTAGCTGACCAAAGCATCCAAGGTGGTGCTGTTCCAGGTGACTACGCAGGTACAGGTTACGACAAAGGCCACATGGCTCCAGACGGTGACCAATCATGGGATCAACAAGTTGAATATGAATCATTCTTGATGACTAACATGAGCCCACAAGCTGGTTCATTGAATCGCGGTATTTGGAAGTTGTTAGAAACTTCAGTACGTGGTTGGGCATTCCAAGGCGGTCATAACTTCAATGTTATCTCAGGCGGTGTTTATAATGCACAAGACAAGAAGATTGGTGCTGGTGTAGTTGTACCACACGCTTTCTACAAGATCGTAGTTGATCAAAACACAGGTGCTGTAGCAGGTTGGTGGTTCCCACACGTTGCTCCATATCCTAACCTAGGCAACGACTTGACCAAGTTCCGTTTACCAATCGCACAGATCGAACAACAAGCCGGTGTTAAGTTTGCTATGCCAGGCAACGCACAAGAACTTGCTCCAGGCAAAGAATGGCCAGTAGACTTTGGTGCTTTAACAAATGCAAAACGTAAACTTTGCGGTGCCAACGCATCAGTTGATTAATATAGTTTAACTTAGCTATCAGAATGCCGGCATTGCCGGCATTTCTACGATTAAATATTCGTATAACAAAAAGGTAAAGCAATGGCGTGGAATGCAAAACGTAAAGTAGGCGCAGAAAGCCTAAAGACCTATGCCGCTAAGATCTACAGCGGCTTTATGGACAAGTATCTAAGCGGAGACAAGATACTTGAAATAGGACATCGAGGATCAGGCGAATGGGAAACAGAATTAGGTATAGTGCCTAATGCTAAGGGCATCGATTTAGGATATCCCGGGTATGACGGAATACATTTGCCTTTTGAAGATAAAACACAAGATGCTGTATATTCTAGTCACTGCTTAGAACACATAGAAGATTTTTCAACAGCCCTGCACGAGTGGTTTAGGGTACTAAAGCCAGGCGGTTTTTTAATAATAGTAGTTCCGCACTATCAACTATACGAAAAAACATTCTTCTTACCCAGCAGATTTAATGACGATCACAAGCGTTTATATCATGCGGGTACGCTATTAACAGAGCTACATAACAGTTTACCCCTGGGAGAATGGCGGTTACGTCACTGTCAAGACAATGATCTAGGGTTTGATTACACGATTCCGTGCGAAATACATTCAGAAGGCACTTACGAAGTAGAGTGTGTAATCGAGAGAATTCCTAAATATCCCTATGTACAGCAGATGATGGATGAAGCGAATTCTAGGTAAATATATGGATGAAAACCAATACCCAGTCTATCCTGACGACGACGGCACAGATCGTCCGAGAAATCCTTACAGCCCTGTATAACGGGCTATCGAGACTAGGTTGCGGTATGGCCGGCCTCCCATATGAAAATTAATGATTTACTAGTAGAACATAAATCCGAATCTAATGATTTTTTAAAAATCATGCGTGACTTTCTGCCCTTGGCAATGAAAGAATTAAAATTAAATGTATTACCTGATTTAAAACTAGTAAAATACATTGAGGATGCTCAGCAACCTACATTTGGCAAATATGTTGATGATGAAAACAGGATCTATGTAGGTATCGAAGATCGACATCCGTTAGACATCATCCGCACTCTAGCACATGAGCTTGTACATTTCAAACAAGGCACAGAACATAGATTAGATGCTACAAGCGGACATACTGGTAGTCCTATAGAAAATGAAGCGCATGAAATAGCAGGTATTATTATGCGTAACTTCAACAAACAACATCCGCAATATTTTAGAGAACGTGCTATCAACCTAGATGAAGGTAAGTATTCCGGATCGATGGAACCACTAACAGCTAAGGGTAAAGAAAAGTCGGGTGCTGTTGCCGCATTAGAACGTGCATTACTAAAGGCCAAGAAAGCCGGTACTGAAATGAATTATGAAAACATCGATGCTATGATGCAGAAGATATGTAAGATACATAACATTACAGGCCAAAAATTACACGATGAATTTGTTAAAGCCAATAGATTGATTCCGGATAACTGGATCAAGAAACAAGTAGAAGAATCTGCGGCATGGCAAAAATCAAGTGGCAAGAATAAGAATGGTGGGTTGAATAAGAAAGGTGTTGATAGTTATCGCAGAGAACACCCAGGCAGTCACTTACAAACAGCCGTTACTAAAAAACCCAGCGAACTTAAAGCAGGTAGTAAATCCGCTAAACGCCGTAAAAGTTTTTGCGCTAGAATGAAAGGAATGAAGAAGTCCCGCACTAGTGCAAAGACCGCACACGATCCAAATAGTCGCATTAACAAGTCATTACGTAAATGGCATTGTGAAAGTATTGAAGAGATGCAGGAATTAATCATGCTAGGTGAAAACTATATTAGTAACCTAAAAGAAAACTTCGCAGATGGCAAGCATCCTGGACGTAAAGGTCTTGCCAAACGTAGTGGAGTTAATACAAAAGCATCAGTAAGCAGTTTACGTAACACAGCCAAACACTCATCTGGTGAAAAGGCTCGTATGGCACATTGGTTAGCTAATATGAAAGCTGGTAAAGCAAAGGCTAAAAAGAAATGACAGAACCTAAAAAGAAACCCGAGGATCAACGGGGCAATCCTAAACCTACACAAGACAAAGAGCATGATCCCTTTAGCGCCTTTGATAATTTATTTGGACAATCAGACGATCAGCCGTTAGCACATAGACCTGAAGAACCTGAAGAACCTCATCCAGAACAAGACCAACCTCATCCAGAACAAGACCCTCGTCAACGTGCTAGTCAGCGAGACACTCAACGTGCGGCAGGTGGCGCTTATAATCCACGTATGGGAGATTTGTTAAATCGCATGCGTGATATAGAAGCAGATCCAGATGATCCTGGATATCCAGAACCCGAGCAAGATAATCAAGTAGCACATCGTGTAGACAACCAAAATCTACCTACTATAGCAGGACATGCTTTAGACGTAGGTGGAGTACAACGTCCAAACTTCCATAAGGTAGCAAACTTACCCGGCAACATGAGTCGCAGTATACGAACATTAGGTCGTCATTTATTCCGCAGTTTAACCAGCACACCTACAGATGATATTTGGATGATCGCTAATCTAGCAGGTCAAGGACCAAACAGCCGTCAAGAAGTTAATGCTGTAGCAGGATGGTTGCGTAGTCACGGTGAAGATCTAGGAGATGGAAACATCGATTTTGCACAATCTATACCTGGATATGATGCAGATATACATCAATACGTAGCGGCCGGCATACGTTGGCTTGTTGTCCGTGACGAATTTGGGGATTATATCTATAGTTGGCCCGAGCAGGATAGCGTAGATGCACGTAATACACGTGAACTAGGGCATGAACGAAACCATCCTAGACTAGGTAACTGATAAATATTTCTATGAAACCGACAACACATCAATTATTTGCTCAACTTTGCGAATCTCTTATTGATTTAGACGAAACTAGTACTGCTCTATCTCTAATAGGCAAACATCCTGGCGCTAATCAAGTAGTTAAAAAACTACACAGCACAGACAAGTTGAGTCACAATCAAGACTTTAGTCAAATTAAAAAGATTTCTTGGTCAGATCTTAAAGGACGTTGGCCTAGAGGTTGGGTGTTAGTAACTGGTCCTAAAGGATCAGGTGCTATTCGTGCTAGAAATAATAACTATTCCGCAATGGCCAGCACAGGTGAAGAACCTGTAGGATTTGAGGATGCCAAGGGCGGAAATGTTCTAGACTTCCTACAAGGCAAATTAGGCGGCAAATGGGAAAACTATTCATACTGGATAGGTACAGAAAACAAATATGCAAGCGACAAGCAAGATAGTCGCAAGCAAATGGCACCTCCTAAAGCAGAAATGAGTCAAGATGCCCTAATGAAAAAATTCCGTCCCTTGTGGGCCAAGGCTGTTACCCTTGCAATAGGTGATGCTAAAGGTATGGTCACTACTATGATTAAGAATGATGCTTTTGAAAAAGCTGAACGCAAACTTAATCAACTAAAATTCCTTGAACGTGCATTAGATACTATTGAATCAGGGGAAACAGAATCTACTCCAGACTTTATTAAAACTGCAATGAGTTCAGCAGTATCAATGGCGGCCGCACATTACTATCCAGACGACACTGGAGAAATTACTCGTTCCAGATATGGCAGTGGAGGTTATTCCACAGCCAAGTCCGACGGGCCTAAGAAGTTGCTAGCTGATTTATCTAACGGCGACCAAAAAAAATTAGGTACAGTATTAGCATTCTTTAAGAGGAGTTTAATTTCAGGATGAGACTTACACAAATATTTGAAGGTATCGTTGTTGCTGAAGCAAACGTTGCCAATAAAATTAAAGATCCTAAAACTGTCAAACAGATTTATATTGCTATGACTCATGATGGTACTTTGCCTAAACATGCTTTAGCTAAGTTAGGTCCTAAACCTACTCCCGAACAGACACTAGGATTATGGAGCGAATTATTAGATAAGTCATTATCCAATACAAGCTATGGAAATATTTCTACAGACGGCAAGTTTGATGAATGGTTAACACGCTTGTATATAAATGGACAAGCTGACTTCGAAGATATCAACGGTGAAGGCGGTGATGCCTTAGGTGCGTGGAAAGCTCTAAGTGTTAGAGGTAAACTAGCACCAAAATTTCAAGACTTTAATAAATTCAAAAGCATCAAGCAGATACAGAGTATTGTACAGATGCGAGAGTATCGAGACGAACTAAGAAAGATCGCAGACGCAGAAGTTATTGAAAAACATAAACGTGAACGTAAAGAAATTGTTTTAGTAGACGATCAACGTTTCCTAGTTGTTATGCCTATGAACTATGGTGCTTGTTATACATTCAACAACTCCGCAGGTTATCAAGCCAATTTCTGTACAGGTTCATCGTCCGGCTTACGTTGGTTTCAAAACTATGCTCCGGACGGTCCTGTTATTTCAGTTACAGATAAAACCAACATAGAACAGGCAGAAGGCAAATGGCAGTTACATGCGCAGACACGTCAAATCGTGGATGCTGATCAAACTCGCCGCCATGACACTAATTGGAATGACGAACGTTTTAGCAAACTATTCCCAGGCTTGATGAAAGCCATCGGTGACTCTATGACTGCTAAAGCTGAAGAAATTAAAGAAGCTAGTAAAGAAATCACAAATGGAAGAGGCTATGATGTAGCTAAAGATGTAGCTGACCTACAAAAGACCTATCCACTAAGTTGGGCTAGTGAACCAGAAAAAGAAGCTGATGGTCCAGGTACATGGGTAGTAACACACAAAGCATCTGGTAAGTCTGCACGTATCGAAGCTGACGATCTAGCAGATGTCAAACACAAATTATTGACTCGTCATCCTAACACTAATTTTGATGACTTTACATTTAAACTTGAAAAGGCTCCAGAGCCTGAACAAGGAAACTAACACCTACCTTAGGAACGCTATGCGTTACTTGGTGTGCCCGGGTGCTGGGCAAGAATAGTAGGAGTCGTGCCCTGGGAGCCATTCTTGAAGTGACCGCAGATAAGAAAATACCACCCTAGGGTGGTATTTTGCTTTACGGATTATAGTATAGTAAACTTAAAAGGCTACGCCAAATGTATTATTTTTTTGCGCCGTTTACAAATGCGTACATCTTCTCTGCTGTTTCTAAAACTTTTTCAAGTCCTGGAAACTCTGGCATATCTACCTTAGTAATAACTTGTCCTGTCTTTTCATCACGCTGAACTGACATTTCCCAACCTCTAAATTTAGAGTGGAATTCTTCGCTAACTAAGCCCTTGGCCATATCTAAGATATCTGTACGGATTTCGTAACCGTTCTTGTTAAATTTAACTTCTGGTAGTTTTGGAGTTAGATCGGACATATTAAACTCCTGCTTTCTTAGGACTAAATGCCTTAACAGAATCGTTAAAATTCTTAACGGCTGTTTCGGTGACTTCTAATGTATTTTTGTAAGATGTCTTAGCAAACTTAGTTTGAGCTTCGATTAGCTTAACTAACTCTGATTGGACTTTTTTATCTGTAACGTAAGTCTCTACGAAAGATTTTTGTGTACCGCTAACGGTATCGATGATTGAATCAAAATTAAACATATTTTTCTCCTGTGTGTATGTTTGTGTTTCATAGGTACTTCTTTTTCCCTATGTACTATTATATATGCCTAACGGCAAAAATACAACTACTTTCTGAACTTTTTTGTTCGTTCTTTAATAATCTTAACTACTGGTTCTGCTAGAACAACTTCATAATGATTAAAGTCTACTTCTACTAGTTCCATATCCTCATGATGTTTTTGACTGGCAATAGTCACTACCCCATCGTTATGGGCTAGCATAAATGGACTTTGACCTTTTACAGTTACAATATTAGTCCAGGGATGTTGTATCTTTATCTTATCCGCTTGTTCAAATGCCCAACTATTAGGACCGATATCTCGCATTAGACGGCTAAATGGTAAAAAGTATTTGGCATACTCTGCTACTTCTGCGCCACCATAAGGTGTGCTTAGAGTAACTGCACCTACTACTTGATCAGGCATGGCATTGGCAATATGGAGTGCATATATACCTCCCAGACTATGGGCTATAAATGCCATATCTTTTTCATCCTTCAACTGCTCTATCATTTCTGCTAGATTGTTTTTGAACCCGTTGCGGCTGTCGTAATTGAGATCTATACCTTTACCTATCTTGCTTCTGATAAAGTTAAAGCTGTCACTGGTGGCACTGGCACCGTGAATATATACCAATGTCATCACTTACTCCCAAGGAGTTGGATCGGGTATGGCGCAAGGACCTTCTGCTGGCTCTGTACCGTAGTCAGCTGGTGTAATGATTTCCAAGTATTCCATGTCTGGGCTGTAGTCGTACAAGTAGTGTACAATGCCCGGACGTTGCTGTACGCAGTCGCCTGCTTCGACTAGGTGGATTTTGTCTTCATACATGAACTTAGCCCAACCCTTTAACATGTAAACGATTTGGAACTCAGCTACGTGAATATGCCAGCCTGTACCGCCCGAACCCTCTGGTGGCAAGTTAGCTTTGGTAATATGGGCCAGTACTCGCCCGTTGGTTGCATCTGCCACGCCCAGATCCTTGTAAAGAAAAAAGTCGCGAAGCCCGCCACCTTTGAACTCTACTTCGGAACCCTTAACGTGTGAAAATTTCGTAGTCATCTAGAAGACCTCCTGTGTGTGTATTTACGCCTTAGGGCGTGATATTACTCGCCGTAGATTGCTTTGGCGTCGGCAATTCTGCCTTGACGTGCTAGATGTGCGGCATATCTTGCTTGGCCTACAGCTTCTAACACTGTCCAAATAGACTTTAATATAGATTTCATAGTCCACGTCCCCAGTACTTTGCTTCAGTTTCGTATTGACGTTGCCAGTAGTCTACATCGGCCGCGTTAGTTGGGTTTTTGCTGTTGATATATTGTTCCAAACGGCTTTGATATTTCTGTGTTGGAAACATTTCTGCTAGCTTTTCTAGGATAGAAAGCATTTTCATTGATATTGTTGTCATTTTGTGACTCCTGTATGTATGTGTAGTTTTTGTCTACTCAGTATTTACCATTAGTATTATTACAACAAGATTAAACCGAACTTGTAAATTGTCAATTATTATGTTACACTTATGTTTAATTGACAATAAATATTGCGATACATAGGAGTCACTGTGAAACGACACACCCGTAGTTTACTCGAAGAACTTAACGATATTGCAGTTAAGAAAGATACCGAAGCAGTAATCGAATCCCGTGCTGTACATGTTATTAATTCAGCTATTAATCTTCTAACGCTAATTCGCGAAAACTTTGAACCAGAGATGGCCTATGAGTTAGAACGCCGTTTGCTAAACAGCATCAAAGGCGCAGATCCTGCCAAATTCACACGCGGTATACGTAAGTTACGCGAAACACGTGAAGATGCTAGCACCTTAAAATCCATAGAAGATTCATCAAAAGAGGTCTAATTTAGATCCATTTCCTTAGGTTTTTCCTATATTTGGTAAATATGTATACCAAAGCTCCAGAGTAGGAGTTTTAGGACATACGAGAATAGGAGAATTATTATGTCTTTATTAGGAATCACAAAGGTACATGGTACCGCAGAAATCGGTTCTTCATTGAACCTAACAGGTCGTAAATCAAGTTTTTTCAGTGGCTATCAGCCAGTATTTGTTAAAGTTCAAACTTTAACAGCCGCTTATGACTTCGGCACAGGTGCTGGTACAGTTAACAGCGCATTTGAGCAATTGATCCGTGCAGTTGAAACAGTTGGATCCGTAATTATGTACGGTAACCCATCTAACACAGATACAGCATCAAGCTCAACAGTTATCATCGGTTTTGATGCCGCTTCCTTAAACCAAGGTGACGGTGTTGACGGTTCTGGTGTTACAACTGGTCTAGGTGCATTGAAAGCCGCTATTGCCGCCGCTGGTGGTATTACAGCCGCTCAAGTTGCTACAACAACTTACACAGGTTTCACAGGCGCTTCTTGGGCCGCTTAATTTTTAATTAAGTTAAACCACTCGAAAGGACGTTTTTTAACGTCCTTTCTTTTTGACCATAAATACCTATAACAATTAAGTAGGTATATATGGCACAGATAGAATTGAAGACTTTGATTGATATTACTAACACTGATGTTAGACGTCCTAATCAAGGTACTCCAGTAGAAGCAGATCAGTATAGAAATTGGGTGACACTTAAACAATGCATTGAGCTAAGAAGCTTAGTTGAGTTTGATCACGATCCTACATTTGAAGAAATAGATATAAAAGGTCTAGGGTTTGGTGCGGATTATAAAGGCAAACATCGGGTGTGGACTTTTAGATTTTATCCCGATAGAGATGGTGCTTTTAGTACAGAAGACGATGAGTTGGGTCTATTACTAACTGCTATGGACCGAGTTCCAATTATTAAAAATCTCACAGAGACAATAAATACAGATAGGTCCGTATTTGACCTCAGTGATAAAAAATTCAAAAACACCACCATTAGGCTCATTTAGGCACAGTTTAGATTAGAGAAAACTAACTCCAGGAGATAATGGGATGTCAAACCCTACAGCAATAGAAAAAGAAAATCTAGAAGCACACGTCGAGCTATGCGCTCAACGATATGATGCACTAGACAAACGTTTAACAAGCATCGAAGGTAAAGTAACTACCCTTCAATCAACCATAGAAGCTGGCCACAACAGCATGGTTAAAATTCTCATCGGTACAGCAGGTACCGTTATTTGTGGTATCCTTAGCTTGTTAGCTGTTATTATTACAAAGGCACACTAAATGCGTATTAGCGAGCTAGTCAGCGAAGATCGCGTCGATGAGTTCTTGCCCGCAGTTGGAGCCGCAGTCGGTGGATTAGCAAGAGGTGCGGCCGCAGTAGGCCAGGGCCTAGCTAAAGGTGCACAAGCAGTGGGTCAAGGTGTTAAAGCAGTAGGTCAAGCGACAGGCCAAGCCGCAAAAACTGCAACAAGTACTTTGCAAAAATCAATTAGTGCCGCTGGTTCACAGGGCGCAAAAATCCTATCAAATCCCAAAGGCATTACTAACATGCCCATCAATCAAGTAACCAAAGCTATGGGAATTCCAAATCAAGGAGCCCTTCCACCAGATTTAAAGAAAGCATTTGGTCTAGATAAGATACCTGGTAACCTTACAGTTAAAAGTGTTAATGGTCCAGGTAACAAAGATTCAGTTGAAGTAGATAGTTCACAACTAGGGTCACCTATATCATTAAACAAAGATACATTTGTTGGTGCATTAGGTAATCTAAAACAACTACAAGCCAAACAAGATGCAGAGCAAGCTGAAAAAGATGCTCAACAAGCAGACAGAAATCAAGTTCAATCAAGTGCAGGTGGCACAGGTACCACAGGTGGAGCAGTATAATGAGAATCCATCACCTTGTACAGACCCCATCAATCATTCTAACAAACGAAGAAAGCAAGTTTGTTAACAGTCATCCAAAAGAAATTTCTATAAGTAGTCTCTATCATAGAGATCGTATTATTGCCCAGACCCTTGTACGCAAGGGAGTTTATGAAATAAGTAACGATAGTAAGAAATTAATGTTGAAACAAGATGACGAATCTAACACCAAAATTATTTGAAGACGTTAAGTATCTAGCCTCTAAGGTCAAAACTGATCTTAAGGGCAAGGGCTTTATCGTACCTTCTAAAAACAAAGACGGATCAGTCATAGTAGGAGACTATTCCATAGTCAGAGAAAATGATGGTTTTCATATCCGTAAAAACGACAAGGAAGTTTGCGGACCCATAAATTTAGCAGAATCTGCTATCATAACAGCTAATAACCTAGCACTGGGAAAACAATTAGACCATAACTTGTTAGAAAAAGACAAATGGTTCGGATATAAAAAGTTTGATGAAGAATCTAGTCTACATGGTGCTAGGATGTGTATAAAACGCAAGGATCCAGATAAAGCAGATGTGTTGCTAATCAAAGCGGAACTAGCTAAACAACAGAAAAATCAATACAAATCTAGCATATTAAGTGTGTTTAATCAAATCCGCAGGCTAGGATAAATTGAATAACTGAAATAAATACAATATCGGATTTTTGGAATACAATTATGAACACAAACGACCTTTCTAAACAAGTTACAGCGGCTCAGTTGAATGAGAATATGTACAAAAAATTTGGTGTCAAAATCAACTTTGATAAGTACTCCAGAGAGCAACTAGAAGATTATCGCAATCTATTACGTAGCAAGACATATCATGCTGAAACACAAGCCAACTTTAACTCTTTGTTAAATGACGATGTTTATCAACGTGACAAGTATATGTTGAATATGCTTAATCAAAAGATTAAAGAAATGTTAGGTGAAAGTATTGCTGAATTAAAATCAACTATTGCAGAGCGTAAACTAAGTTCTGCAGAAAAAGCTAAGAGAGAAAAGACTGTTAAGAAATTAAAAGGTCAAAAATTCAAAGGCGGTAAGGAAGAAATGTATGCCGTCGCTACAAACATCGCCAAGGGTAAAAAAATGAATAAAAAAACAACAACAAATGAAGGTATGGAAGGTCATCACATGGCTCACTACCATGCACAAAAATGTGCAGAAGCATATCACAATGGTATGTTAGAAGTAGCTATGCATCACAAAGCTGAATGTGAAAAGTGTGGTGGTACAATCACAACAGGCAAAGGCGGTTGCCACCATACTCATCCAAAGCTAAACAATGGTATGCCATACGAGTGCTCCGGTATGTGGGAAGGCACTATGAGCGAAGGCAAATTACCAATGAAGACAGTTAATGGTAAGAAGGTTCCTGCGTTTGCGGCAGATGGTAAAGGTAAAAATGATCTTAACAAGAAGAAAGCAAAAACAGAAGCTCTTGATCCAGTTGGCCAAGAAGATGATGATATCGACAATGATGGTAAGAAAAACACTAAGTCTGACAAGTATTTAAAAAATCGCCGTGCCGCAGTTAGCAAGGCAATTGGCAAGAAGAAAGTTAAAGAAAGCCTAGTTCAAACTGTTGTTCGTATGATCAACGAAGACCAAGAAGAAAAAGCCAAAGACGTTACAGCAGGTATCGATATGGTTAATGACTTTACAAGTTGGATGCAACGTGTTGGTCAATATCAGACTAAGTCTATGATTGAATTGTCAGACAGCATCAAAGCAAACTTTGGTCCAGAGATGGCTGAAGCTTTCAAGAGCACAGTTGAAGGTGCACTACAACAAGCACAAGAAGCTCTACGTCAAGCACGTGAAACAATCAGCGGTGCAGTTACTAACTTAGCCAACGAAGAAGCAGGTGCAGAGCCAATGGGTATGCCTCCAGAGTCAGGTATGGAAGAACCAATGCCAGGTATGCCAGGTGAAGAAGGTCCAGAAATGGATATGGGCGGCGAAGATGAATTTGCTACAGCTGATGCGGCTACATCACGTGAAATGCGTGAGTCAATGATACGTGAAAGTATCTACCGTGGCGATCGTTTAATGAAGATTTTAGGCACAAGGTAATATGCGTTTATTCGAAGCGGTCAGTGATATCGCAGATTCACTGGCCGTATTTTTTACCAATAAAATCGGCACTGCTGATGAAATGGGACAACCATTAGAAATGTCCTATGAGGATCCCGAACTACAGGGATTCATGCATTCGCAAGGACTCGGCGAATTGAACTATGATGCGTTAGATAGTTTATTGAAAGATCCTCAAAACAAAGAGTTAAAGAACGCTATTAGATCTTGGGATAGCCAAGGTATCAAACTTAAAACCAAAGTTGGTGCAGATGACCAACAGTCAAATACAAATCCAAATACATCCGCTGGTAAATCAGTAGATCAAATGGCCCACAACGTGGTTGCAAAAGATAGATAAAGAAAGTAAAATAAGGGATGGACCTTATAACACCACCGCCATTTGTAGAGCGGTTTCAATACAAAAACTGCAAACAAGTAAACGATCCAGTAACTAGAAAACGAGTATACGTCACTCCCGATGGCGAGCGTCTTCCCAGCGTTACTACGATTCTTTCAGCTACCAAAGACATGACAGCCATTAATGAATGGCGCGACCGTGTCGGACATGAAAAAGCAAATCAAATTACTAAAGAAGCCGCTGGGGTGGGCACAAGTATGCATGGCAATCTAGAAAGATTCCTTGCAGGACTAGAACGTCAACCGGGCGGAAATCTTGTGCATGATCAAGCACACAAGATGGCAGACGTTATCATCGGCCAAGCTATCGTAGATATCAGCGAAGTGTGGGCAATGGAACAGAGTTTATACTTTCCAGGACTGTATTCTGGAACAACAGACTTAGTTGCTGTTTATAAAGATAATCCTAGCGTATGCGATTACAAACAAACTAACAAACCTAAAAAAGCAGAATGGGTTGAAGATTACTACTTACAGTTGGTTGCTTACATTTTGGCTCACAATGAAGTCTACGGAACTGATATCCGAGAAGGACATATCTTTATGTGTAGTAGAGATTTAATTTATCAACAGTTCGACTTATTGCCCAAAGACTTTAACCAGTATCAAGACAAATGGTTAAGTAAAGTAGAAGAATATTACAACATCACAAAATAATATGAGCTATAGTTTAATTCCAAATATCGATGACGTTTTTGCAAAGATAGGCACCACCAACAAATATTGTGTTGAGTTTGGTGTGTATGACGCAGTGAGCGATCATACAGTAAATCTAGTAAGAAAACAAGGTTGGAAAGCCACATACTTAGAAGCAGATGAAAAACAGTATCATCAAATAGTTTTTAATTGTATGGAGTATCCTGTTAAAGTCGTCAAAGGCTTCATTACAGCAGAAAATATCAATCAGTTATTTGCACAAGGAGAAGTTCCCAAAGAGTTTGATTTCTTGAGTATCGACGTTGACGGTATGGACTACTGGTTATGGAAAGCCCTTGATTATAAACCTAGGGTAGTGTTTATTGAATACAACGGAATCAAAGTTCCTCCGACACTAGCAGTACCTCCTTACAAGTCAGACTATGTATGGAACGGCACTCGCTATATGGGATCAAGCCTTGCTAGCATCACTAAGATGGCTAACGAAAAAGGATACGAACTTTACGGAGTTGATCAATGGGGTGCTACTGCATTTTATATTGTCAAAGAAGAATTCCATAAACTAGGAATCGAAGATAACTCAGTTGAAAAAATATTTGTACACGCTAATTATGGTGTAGAACCAGATGGTGGCCATCCAGGACCAGATGGAGAGTATTTAGAAATATGAGCGACTTTAAAATATACAACAGTGACTATGGACAGTTTGTAGTAAATCAATACTGCAAGTTCCAAGGCGAAGCATTAGAAACTACAGGCAAGACTCACATCGAAGAAGAGTTAGAGCGTATGTATCTAATCATAGATAGTCTTCCAGATGACGCTGTAATCATTGATGGAGGTGCAAACATTGGCTTTGTAACTGTGCCATTATCACGCAGATTAGAGTCAAAATCAGCAAAAATAATTTCATTTGAGGCTCAAAAACGTCTGTTTTATGCACTTGCTGGAACAGTCGCTATCAACGACCTATACAACGTACATATCTATAATCAAGCATTAGGTGACGTTACGGGTGTTGTCCGCATGCCAGATGTAAACTATAAAGAAGTAGATGATTATGGATCTGTTGCTGTAGATTCACAAGTTCCGGAATATGATTATACCAACCCTAATCTAACCCAAATGGTTACTATAGATAGTTTAAACCTACCTAAAGTTGATTTTATTAAGTTGGACGTAGAGGGGTACGAACCACAAGCTATACACGGCGGTGCCCAAACTATTAGAGCGCATCGTCCGTGGTTATGGGTAGAATACAATAACTGCCAAGGCTCTTATATACACGAAACTATAAAAGCTCTAGTTAATGAAATCGCACCCGACTATAGCCATTGGTTTATCACAGATGATGGACAAAACATGATCTGTGCTCCTAACGAAAAACTTGCTCAAGTTGAACTACCCTATTTGACCTCTAGATGGCGCGGCTGGTAATAAGATAAATATCCGTACAACGAGGATATATTCATGGCCGTTTTACAGATTTCCAAAATACAGGTCCGTAGAGGACAAGAGTTAGTTACAGGTGTACCTACCTTATCAGCAGGTGAATTTGCCTGGTCAACTGACGTACAAAAACTATATATTGGTAACGGTAGTACAGCTAGTCCTACAGCCGGCGGTGATGGTGCTCCAACTGTAGGTAACACTGAAATTTTAACTATTAACAGCATTGCCAATGGTAATCTGTTCAGCCTAGAATCTTATCAATACGAAAAGAACAACCCAATTATACAAACAGGACCTACGAATTTTCCTGTTATTCGAACCCTACAATCTAAACTAGATGATAGTGTTACAGCCAACGATTTTGGCGCAGTGGGTGATGGCGCAACTGATGATACTAAAGCTCTGCAACAAGCTATCAGTCAGTTGTATGCAAATACTGATGCCAACAATCCATCTAGTCGTAAACCTCTAAGAATTCCCGCAGGTACATATCTAATAACAGGCACATTGTTTATTCCTCCATACGCAACAATCATAGGCGATGGTATTGATAAAACAATCATACAACAACTAACCACTGGTACCGCTGTCATGCAATTTTGCGGACTAAGTGCTAGCCAACCAGGTGTATTAACAACATGGAACGCTAGTAGCATACAAGGCGGTCGTTACCAACCTCAAGAAATTTCAATCGATGGTATGACTATCGGATATGCATCGGCATTAGCAGAAGTTGGAGAACAAGGATTAATCGAAGCCGACTGTGTTTTAGATTCTAAAATATCTAATGTAAAATTTGAAGGCGCAAATACAACTCCTCCGGCATCACTACCTGGCGTAGCAGGAATCGAAATACGAGGACTTGGAGCGACTACTACTAAGAATCTTAAAATCAATAACTGTATATTTGAGAAATTAAGTACAGCTATTGTTTCAAAATACGACAGCAGTGAAATTTATATTTCTAATAGTCAGTTTCGAAATCTAACCATTGGTATTGATTTCTTTGACTACAGAGCAGGCGGATACGGAAGCTGGCCAAACGTGCCTGCGTACTCTGTTCCTGTTAGCGTTGGTCCACAACACGTGTTTATTCAAAACAATAGATTTGAGAATATCTATGAGCAAGCAGTATTCGTAGGAACAAATACAAACAATACACCTTCTTTCATTAACAGTACCAACAATGAATATTTTAATTGCGGTAATAGATTAACAACTGAAGCTTCGCAGAGCTATGAAGTGCTAGGATATTATACTCCAAACAATACCAGCTTCAATGATTATTTCTTTAGAACAGATGAATATAATACTGTAACTAATACAGCAACAGCATACTTACCTACTGTTATGAGTCCTGCTTACATACAAAGTAGAGCTCCTGTTACTGCGACTCTTAATCCGTCGATCTTAACATTTCAACCAGTATTAACTGTGGCTAAGACTCCAACAGATCAATCTATAAAATTATCATATATTGCCACACAAGCTAGTGTTACTAGACGTGGCGATCTATTAGTGACCTGCAACAGCAATGGTCCTGCAGTAACAGACACATATACATACATAGGTGCCAATGATGGACAAATAGTTTTTACAGCTACTATAACAACATCATCTAGTGCATTGACTATCAGTGCTTTGGTTCCGTATACACAAACCTATCTAGAATTCGAATACTATCAGTTGTATTAACAATGTTCAACGCCGATCCGGACAACCGGTTATCCCATTGGGCTGATTTCAGGAACTCACTCGAGTTATCCAAGAATCCACTAAAAGAAGTTGCTGTTTTTTGGAAACAGGCTCCTTTAATTCCCTACAATGCAAAAATAGATCCATTCTATCCAGTAAGTTGGCCAACTCCTTGGGAAATCATAGTAGAAAATAAGTATGATGATTTTACCTTAAGTGTGATGATGGGCTACAGTCTGCTATATACAGATCGTTTTAAAGATTCCGCAATCACAATCAAAACCCTAGTTGACGATGAACACAATAGGCTCTATAATATAGTGTATATAGATGAAACTGTAGTTTTGAATTTTTCCGACGGCGAAGTGATTAGTGCTGATAATGTACCGAGTTTATACAGGCTTGAAAATATGGTCACCTTAACCAGGCCTAGGTAAATATCAACTCCAGTATACAGAATTTCAAAATAATAACAAAAAGAATAGGTGAAGCATGATCACAGTTGTCAAGCGTAGTGGCGAAAGAGTGCCTCTAGACATAGCAAAAATACAAAGACAAGTTGCATTTGGATGCAAGGGAGTAGATGGGGTAAGCCCGTCAATGATTGAGATCAAGGCTCAAATAGAATTACACGATGGAATGACGACAGAAACGATTGACGAACTACTATTAAAAGCGATGGTAGATTTAATCGACGAAGAAGAAAATCCAGAAATCAACAATGTAAATTATCAATACGTAGCAGGACGCCAGAAGGTATCGATGCTACGCAAGGAAGTATATGGAACATATACTCCACCAAAACTATACGACATAGTTAAAAAGAATGTAGAACTAAACATGTACACTCCAGAACTTCTAGAGTGGTATACCGAGGATGAATGGAACATTATCGATTTGTTTATCGATCATGCCAAGGACGAAGAATATACTTACGCGGCTATCGCCCAGTTGGCTGAAAAGTATTTGGTACAGAATCGTGCCACTGGTCAAATTTATGAAACACCGCAGATACGTTATGCTATTGCGGCCGCGACAGCATTTCATAATGAGCCCGCAGATAAGAGGTTAAAATATGTCAAAGAATACTACGAATGTGCGAGTGATGGTCACTTTACTCTTGCTACTCCTGTGTTGGCCGGTCTTGGCACACCTACTAAACAATTTAGTTCGTGTGTTCTTATTAGTAGTGACGACACATTAGATTCAATCTTCGCCGCCGGCGAGATGATGGCCAAGTACGCTAGTAAACGTGCTGGCATTGGATTAGAGATTGGTCGTATACGTCCTTTAGGCGCCCCTATTAGGAATGGAGAAATAAAACACACTGGTCTAATCCCATTTCTAAAGAAGTGGTTCGCTGATTTAAGATCATGCTCGCAAGGTGGTATCCGAAATGCATCATGCACAGTTACACTACCTGTTTGGCATGCGCAGTTTGAAGACTTTATCGTATTGAAAAATAATCAAGGTACTGAGGAAGTTCGTGTTCGTCAAATGGATTACAGTATCGTAGTCAATAAGATGTTTTGGAATCGCTATCGTAAAGGCGAAAACATTACTTTGTTTAATCCCGCAGAAGTTCCAGACTTATACCAAGCATACTATCGCGACTCTGCAGAATTTGAAAAGTTATATCTAAATTACGAGAAGCATCCAACAATTAAAAAGAAAGTTGTATCAGCAGAGGATATCTTCAAGAACGGTATTTTAAAAGAACGTACAGATACAGGAAGAATTTACCTTGTCAATATCGACAACGTCATCAATCAAGGTCCGTTCGATACAAAGACCGATCCGATATATCAAAGCAACTTGTGTCAAGAAATACTATTGCCTACACGACCTTTTCAAAGAATTGAAGACCCTAACGGACGTATTGCCCTATGTACACTTGGAAGCATAAATTGGGGAGCGTTCAACAACCCACAACAGATGCGTAAAGCATGCCGTGTACTAGTTCGTAGTTTAAGTAACTTGCTGAGCTATCAAGATTTCCTAAGTATTCAAAGTAAACTTGCTAATGAAGATTTTGAACCATTAGGCGTTGGTATTACTAACCTAGCTTACTGGCATGCTAAACGTAGTTTGAAATACGGCGAAACTGACGCCCTGGCCGAAGTCAAACGCTGGATGGAACATCAGGCATATTTCCTAACTGAAATGAGTGTAGAGCTTGCCCAAGAGAAGGGCCCATGCGGACGTAGTCAATACACTTATTATGGTAAAGGCGTATTTCCCTGGGAACGTAGAAATGCTGGAGTAAATGAATTAACTGATTTTACTCCAAGTATGGATTGGGAAAGTCTACGCAAAAATATGTTGCAATATGGAATTAGAAATGCTACACTTATGGCTGTAGCACCAGTTGAATCTAGTTCTGTTGTTTTAAATTCTACCAACGGTATTGAAATGCCAATGGAAATGATTTCTGTTAAGGAATCAAAAGCAGGATCGTTCGTACAGGTAGTACCAGAATACAAACGTCTAAAAAATCGTTACCAACTAATGTGGGATCAAAAAGACTGTGATGGTTATTTGAAAACCGCGGCTGTACTTGCGGCTTATATTGATCAAAGTCTATCAACTAACACATTTTATAATCCTGCGCATTTTGCAGAAGGTAAAGTTCCTGGAACATTGATTGCTAAGAATCTAATGTTAGCCTACAAGTGGGGCATCAAGACTATATACTATAGTCTAATCAACAAAGTTGGTGCGAAAGCATCAATGGCTGGAACCAGCACTAATACAATTGGTGTGAACGGTCATGCTACTGGTATTATCACCGCAGACAACGCTGTGCTTTACGAAGCATTAGATGACGATTGTGAAAGTTGTAAATTATAAAAGGTTAACATGAGCAAAGCACAATACGACATTAGTCGTCAGACTAATTACCTCAAAAGAAAGATGTTTCTGGATCCAGAAGGTCCAGTTACAGTCCAACGATTCGAAGAAGTAAAATATCCTAAGATTGCCAAGTATGAAGAAACAGCACGTGGTTTCTTTTGGGTACCGGAAGAAATTAGTTTAACCAAAGATAAAATTGATCATAAAGAAGCATCTGATGCTGTTAAACATATTTTTACTAGTAATCTATTGCGTCAAACAGCACTAGACAGTATTCAAGGTCGTGCACCATCACAGGTTTTCAGCCCAGTTATATCGATTCCAGAACTTGAAGCATTGGTCAGTAATTGGAGTTTCTTTGAAACAAATATTCACTCAAAATCTTACTCGCACATTATTCGCAACGTCTACGGTGTACCTAAAGAAGAATTCAACAAGATACACGATACTAAAGAAATCGTAGATATGGCCGCAAATATCGGCAGGTACTACGAACAACTACACAGAATCAACTGCCAGAAAGAAATGGACGGCGATATTAATGAAGCAGAACATGTCAAAGCTATTTGGTTAGCTCTAAATGCTAGCTATGCACTAGAAGCGTTCCGCTTTATGGTTAGCTTTGCTACAAGTTTAGCCATGGTAGAAAATAAGATATATATTGGTAATGGTAATATTATCAGCTTGATCCTACAAGATGAAATCTTACATGCAGAATGGACAGCTTTCCTAATTATGCAAGTTGTTAAAGAAGATGAACGTTTTGCACAGGCTAAGATTGATTGCGAACAAGAAGTATATCAAATGTACTTAGATGTTATACATGAAGAAAAAGCATGGGCAGACTATCTATTCAGCAAGGGTGTTGTTATTGGACTTAATGCACAGATCCTAAAAGATTTCGTAGATTATACAGCGTTTACTAGATTAAAAGAAATTGGTATCAAGTACCTAGAAGAACATCCTCGCCAGAGTCCAATCCCATGGTTTAACAAACACGTAAATATCAACAAGAAACAAACAGCATTACAAGAAAACGAATCTACTAACTACGTCATTGGGGTAATGAGCGATAGTGTTAGTTATGATGAATTACCGGAGTTATAAATGAAAGCAACAGTCTGGAGCAAATACAACTGCCCATATTGCGACCAAGCAAAGGCATTATTAAAACAGCGTAACATTCCATTTGAAGAAAAGAAAATTGGAGATGGCTACACTAAAGAAGAACTATTAGAAGCAGTTCCAACTGCTCGTACAGTTCCACAAATATTCTTAGATGAGGAATTAATCGGTGGATTCACAGAACTCAAACGATACTTTGACACTAAATGATCCTAATAATAGTGGCAACACTATCACAGTAGGTGGAACTGAATATGCCAGCACTATGGCCATAGACATGTCCGACTTGTCGTCATACGGTGCTAGTGTTTCTTCAGTCATGGGAAACTATTCAACTTCATCATATGGAAATATAACGATTAGCAACGGCGGATCTAGTGGTAGTGGTTTAATATATGGAAGTGGTGCCGGCGGATACAGTTGGAGTAATATTACTGCTAACGATGCCCAATCAAGTCTACAGGTAACAGGCGAAGCTAACTTCGATGGCGATGTAACGATCAAAGGTATTAGTATTACTAAAACACTCGAAGATATTAACAAACGCCTTGCTATACTTGTACCTGATCCTGATAAGCTAGAACACTTCGAGGCACTTAAAAAAGCCTACAATCATTACAAAATGTTAGAAGCACTATGCGAGCTTCCAAAAGATTCAAATGACTCCTAAAGATCCACAAATTGAAAAACTAGAAAAACGCATCAACGAACTCGAAAGAGTTGTTAAAATCCTAGCAGGTAAAATTTCCTATCTAGAACGTGAGAACACTCGCAGAAAAGATAACATAAACAACATAGCACAGCATATAACCAGAAAGTAAAAATAAATGAATGTTCGACTACTTAGTTACAGCCAGCCAACTGAAGAATTTGCAAGCGTGGGAATTAATGACGCACAAGAGCTCATTGCCTATTGCGCCCGTGTCAGCAATCCCTCCAATCAACTTAACACCGAAACATCGGAGAAACTCATACGATACTTGGTCAAGCACCAGCACTGGAGTCCACTCGAAATGGTCTCAGCCTGTATCGAAATCACAACTACCCGTGATATTGCCCGACAGATCCTCAGACATAGATCTTTTAGCTTTCAAGAATTTTCTCAGCGATACGCAGACCCTACTAAAGACCTTAACTTTGTCACAAGAGAAGCAAGACTGCAAGACACAACCAACAGACAAAATTCAAGAGATCTCAACCTCGAAGATGATATGCACCGCCAGATCGCATATCAGTGGGAAAACTTACAAAGAGATATCATTGCTAAGTCAAGAGAAACCTACGAATGGGCTGTCAGTCGTGGCATAGCTAAAGAACAAGCAAGAGCTGTATTACCAGAAGGTCTAATTGAAAGCCGTATATACATGAACGGCACCCTACGCTCATGGGTACACTTTATTGAATTACGTAGTGCCAACGGTACACAAAAAGAACACCAAGAAGTTGCTATAGCCTGTGCAAAAGTAATTTCGGAAGTATTTCCAATGGTAGGGGAATATGTCCAACCTAGCCAAAGGTCGTAATAGCTACGATTCAACTAGTACAGGATTAGTTGCATTTTTTAATAGGAATGTAACACCTTACCCTACAGAAGTAGGCGGTCCTGCATTTGATCTAATTCCTGTAGAAAAGCAAAAAGACCTAATGGTCAATATTGCTAGACTACACGGGCAACAAGAATACAATCGTATAATGGAACTGGTAGCTGTTCTACAAAAACAAGCGGCTGGCATTAAGCGCAGACTAGAAATTACAGATGCAGTACACGAAGCCAAATATCAGTTCCAAGTAGCCCATGGTCAAATATATTGGTTAGCATGGGACACAAGGCATAAATGTACTATACTAACACATCATGGACCAAATGATTGGTCCACTGGTAAACCAGAAAACTACGATTATATAGCCCAGGTAAAATACCTAGGCGATTATAGTTGGCAAGAAATAGACGAACAGGGAAATTATGTTAATTAACAAAGGTTTGAGCAACGGAGACGTTGTCAGTATTAAAATTATCAACGGTGATGAAATCATTGCACGTTTTGAAAGTGAGGATAAAGATAGTGTTACAATCAGTCGTCCTCTAGCACTTACTATGGGTCAGGGCGGATTAGGCATGATTCCTTGGGTATTTTTAGGTAATTCAGAAAAGATTACACTACAGCGCAATCACGTATTTTTTGTTGTTCCAAGCAAGAAAGATGCGGCCGATCAGTATATGGAAGGCACTACCGGAATCGCCCTGGTTAAATAATAGTTTAACAAGGAATAGATATGGCAACCCCATGGATAAGCAGTAGCATACAACGATTAAGTAGTGATCCTGGCGTTCATGATCTCTACAAAAGTCCTAACGTTATTATCAACGGACAAAAGGTAGTATTGTACGGTGAGCCATCGATGAACGGAAATAATCCTAGCATCACTTTAGCGATGTCCGTTCCGGAATTAACTCCATTAGATAAACCATCCAATCCGGGAAGCACAACAACTGTAAGCGGAGATCAACCTGCTTCAGTTGCATTGCCAGACACAGATGCACCGGCTATAACAAGCGCACCTCCAGGTACTGTTGTTCAAACTAATGGCGATATTAAAGCCTTCCTTGATGCAAGGCTAGCAGAAGCCGCAACTTGGACTAGAGGTGCCGCACCGTTAGGTCCTGGTGGAAATCAAAATATCGTAGGTATATTCAAAGATCTAGGTTGTGGTACTTGGGCACAAGATGAAAAAACTCCATGGTGTGCAGGCTTTGTTAATTTTACATTAAAAAATACTGGTTACAAATATACACAAGATTTAGGAGTAGCATCGATTTATGCCAATCCAAGTAAATGGGGCGGTACTGTAAAATATCAGCGTGGCACAACTGCAACCAATTGGCAATCAGCCAGTCCCGGGGATATTTCCATTTGGGATTACGGAAATCCCAAAGGTAGTCACGTTAATTTTGTATATGCAAATTTAGGCAGTACATTGCAATTCTGCGGTGGAAATCAAGGCGGTAAAACTGTTAACAATAATAACCCTAGTGGTAGTAGTGTTACTAATGGATCCAAATGGAGTCCAAGTATTGATAAGCCCGGTTCTTACAGTCTAATGATGATATTCACGCCTGCAAAGCGTTAAATAATATTATCCGTTAAGCGTAGTTGCATAGCAATTCCAGATTATTATTAGGCGAGAGTAGGTCTTGACGGGCTCGTCAAAAGATAGTATAATTAAAGTTATTGTTGTAATTCCTTCAAAGCGAAGGCGTTGCGGACCCGGGTTCGACTCCCGGCAGGTCCACCAAAAGTGTATCGTATAGTATTCGATACGAAAGCTGGCCAGGCTGGTACACTTTTGATGGGCCTGTATTGGCTTCGACGTGGCGAGATAGTAGAGACGGCAACACAGTAGGCGATGACTGTAAATCAAGCAAATTATACAAATGCAAACACATTTGAATTCAAGACTTTCAGCGTAGAAGAAGTTGCTAGCAACGACTTCGCGTTCGAATTAGCGGCCTAAGAAACCGCTCTTGCGAGGTAGTTATACCTTGTCATCCAAAATAGCAGAAAGCATCTTCGGGTGCTTTTCTTTTGTCAACTAAACCCTCTCCTTAGGCGTTATTAGTATATGCACCCTAAGGAGGGAATTATGCTAATGAGGACTAGGAATGAAAAGGTTTTTGATTTTAATCACTATAGCTTTGATGATAAAGGCTCAAAATGGGATGGCGAATATGTCTATTCCTGTCGTTGCCCAGACGCGGCATGTGACCAAAAACGTTCGGGCCCATGGAAAACCAAAACTACGATTAAAATCGACGATAGCGATAAACCCGCCGACTGATCCAGAAGAACTGATAGTAGACGATGATATAGTATTTGGTCGAAATCGTAACCGTATTGAAATAGTACGCAATACAGAACTCAGTGACTATGTGAAAATAAGATTAGCGTTGGCTAGGATGAAAGCATTAAATGTTTATAAACAACGCTGGGGTTGACAAAATTAAAGTTTTCATATACAATAATGCACTTATAAACTTTAATATCGATCTGCTATGAACAACAAAGATGATTTTGAATATAATAACGAAGAAGAAGCCGAAATGGCTCAACTTCATTCTATTCACTTACACATGAACGCTGTGGCAGATGTTCGACGCAAGCTAGAAAAGCAAGCAGAACAACCTAGTCTGGAAGAATGTGAAGATTGTGGAGAAGATATTCCACAAGCTCGAAGAGAAGCAATCAAGGGTGTAACACGTTGTATTACATGCCAAGAACTTCTCGACAAGCGTAAAAAACTCTACGGCGCTTAAGCCGTTGCGCTTACCAACATAATCAAACCAGAAACAGCTTGATCAAAAGCAAGATGCTCTTGCAGAGTGTTTGCCTGACCTTCTATTTGATTTTGAGTTTTTAAATCTTCCAATAACTCTGCGGCTTCTTGTCTAGTAATTTGATTAGCCTGTATAGCCTGCGCTATTTGAACTGCCTGCTGGCTACGTCCGCTCACTGCCGGATAGCCCATTAATTGTGTTAATTGCTGAATTGGGTCCATTATGGTCTCCTACGTTGTGCTACTGCTGATTTAATTGTTCCAGCGGCTTCTTCGATTGCATTTAATTTCAAAGTACAATAAAATTTAGTGCGGGTTTCATTGTTTTGGTAAGCCTTATATGCTTCTCCAACTACCTTATCCAAATTCTGCGTCATAACAATCGTGCTGTCATTGTTAGGCAGATCTTTACTGTAGTTTACCAAAAGTCTCGTTTCTCTTTCTAGATTAAAGAAGTTTTGTTTGGTTTTAATCTGATCGTCACATTCTGCTTTATACCACTCTGCATCTGTATAGATCCTGTTTATAGTGTTATATTCCGCTGAATCAAATGGTGCTGTTGGTGTTATCCAAGCACAACCTGCTACAGTAGATGTTACTAATAAAATTGATAGTATTTTGGACATAGCATATCCTCCCGAGGTATTTACCTAAACTATTTTGGTAAAATTAGGTATTGACTTATTACAGATAAAACCATATAATAGTTACTGTAGTATAATCAAAGGAGGTTCATTATGAACGCAGATATTACGATTAATGCAGTTAAGAAGTTTTGTAAGGCTAATAGTAGCGATGAGCAAATTTGGTCTGGTAATGCCGGTACCTACTACTGGAATATTGGTAAGGTTACTCCGCAAGGCATCGTTAATGGTGTTGTCCGCAAGTTAGCCGGCATCGATGTAAGTGGTAAACAGATTTGGGTAGTCGCAGGATCGCTTAAAATCATGCCAGACGGTACTATCGCTCGTTTTACTGGTTTAAACAAGAAATTGGTTGAACAAGTATTATCATTGCGTGAAGTACACGTTGCGATTCCAGAAACCGAAACTGTAACAGTATAATATGGCTTGGCTAGTACCAATCGTTCTTATACTTACAGGCCATTGGATTTTGGCTTTATTCATTACATTTATTTTTATAGAGTGTGATATATGAGTATGCATTTGGAAGGCCCGTGGTTATCCACTACAGGCAAGAAAAGAGGCAAGGTAAAATGGGCCAGTGCCGAACACAAGCGTAAGGCTGAAGAAGCTGATCGTGCGTGGAAAGAACTGCTCAAACGACAGGGTATCGAACAGGAAGAAAAGAAACGCAAACGTGCTATGAGTGCTGGTAACTTAACTAGTACCGGGTATAGTTTGAAGATTCCTGAAGGTCGTAATACCACAGCCCATATTCCTAGTAGAGATTCGGGTGGCGGGAATGCAACACTTCCGGCTCCAAAAGTCTACACAGGAACTAAAGTTTTGGGTATTGCTACTATGCACAAGTCAAATGCTGTTCCGGTATTCTCGGACGAACAAGCAGTTGATATTTCCAAAATGAGACGATAATGGTTGACACACAGGTAAAACCGTGTTACAATTATACATCAACACACACAGGAGGTAGTATGAAGAAGTTTATGTTAGTTCCAATCGTAGTTGCTCTTACAGCTTGTTCGGGCATGACTACATTGAAAACCGAAAACGTCAAAGAGAAACAGGTACCTAGTTGGTATTTGGATCACGCAGACAAAGGTAATGAAGGATGGATTTGGGATCGCCAAGGCATGTATTATGCAGTTGCCGAAGACGTAAGCCCAAGCATGGAGATGGCTGTTAAGAAAGCAACACTCAAGGCCAAAGCTAAAATTGCAGATCGTGTAGCAGGCGAGTTGTCAAATACAACTTCGATCAGTTATACAGAATCCGGCAATCCAGCTAATCCAATCGGCAAAGGACATGCTAGTGATGTTATTGTGAACAAGATCACAGATAATGTACTTCGCACTTACGGAGTCGATCAGAAGGTTGTAACCTACAATCCAGAGCAAGGTAATTACCGTGCGTTTGTTATGTTGAAGATTAGCCAAAAAGATGTGCAAACATTGGCTTCGGCATTTGACGCTAAAAAGGTGCAGTGATGCATCCTTATCGTGTAAAAGAGATCATGTGGATATCTATTGTCCTAATGTTTGCTCTTATTGCTTTGTTATCGGGGTGCAGTTCAACACCTAACAGACCGCCCACAGAACAGATGTGTAATCTGCGAAGTGAAACAGTATCAACGCCTCAGGGCCAGCGTACTAAGGATGTTATGGTGTGTACTGATAATCAGTTAGATCGTATCACTATCAAACAAGCAGGTATTGCTAAAAATTGTGGTGAATACATTTATTATATTAACCTAAATGGAAACATGGTGCAACAACGTGGACTCGCTTGCCAAAAATTTGACGGCCGCTGGGAAGTGGTTAATAATTAGTTTATTGCTCTGTAGTACTCAAGCATTTGCTTGGGGTTGGGGCAATAGTCTAGAACCGGAGGACGAACAACTCCTGATACGAGCTGTAGCTGTTGCTCTAAACAACACTCAAAACGGCGAGATCGTGGATTGGTGGTCAAAATATAATGCGGCCAATGGACATGTTCGTGTGGTGTATACGTATCCAATCGGTGATGGATTTTGTAGGGTGTTCCAAACTGAAGTTGTTATCAAGGGCAAGTCTCAGTATTATCAAGAACGTGCTTGTCAACAAGTTGGATCAAATGGGTGGCAGTTTTACAAATAAATAAGGGATATTATGCTAGTCGGTTACTTAACTCTGCTATCAGGCCTATTAATTAGTGCCATAGCCATTTATTATTCCGTAGAAGGATTGGTCGCGATCTATCCTGCTATGGTCATTCCCATTGTGATCATGGGTGTAGTAATTGAGTTGGGTAAGCTGAGTCTTACTGTTTGGCTCAAACAAAATTGGGAACGTGCTCCTGTATTCCTTAAAGCCTATATGATGCCTGCTATAGCAGTACTGATGTTGATTACAAGCATTGGCGTTTTTGGATTCTTAAGTAAAGCTCACTCAGATCAAAGTCTAGTTTCCGGCGACGTACAATCAAGGATATCAATATATGATGAGAAAATTAAAACGGCAAAAGAAAATATTGAAAGTGACCGCAAGCAACTTAAACAAATGGATGAAGCTGTGGACCAAGTTATGGCACGATCCCAGGACGAAAAAGGTGCGGACAAATCCAATTCTATACGTAAAAGCCAACAAAGGGATCGCATTGCTCTTTCCAAAGACATTGAAGCCAACCAGAAGATCATTAGCCAACTTAACGACGAAGCCGCACCTATTCGTGCAGAAGTTCGAAAAGTTGAAGCGGACGTTGGCCCGATAAAATATATCGCGGCATTAGTCTACGGTAGCTCTCCAGATGCTAATATGTTAGAACGTGCCGTAACATGGATTACTATTTTAATCGTTATAGTATTAGATCCATTGGCTGTTGTGCTATTGTTAGCTAGCCAATATAGTTTTGCATGGGCTAAAGAACAAAAAGAATTGAAAGAAGATACACCTGATCCTTATGTAGCAGATGTTGGTGATAAACCTACCGCCGAGGAACAAGAGCCTGTTATAAAAGAAGCGTTTGAAGGGGTCAAAGATCCCACAACAGGTGAATGGATTCAAACAGGTCCTAGCTTCACCTATACAACTGTTACACCGTCTGAAGAAACTACACCAGAAGAGGATGAAGCGTTCAACACGTTGACAAAAGAGCAAGAAAAATCCTACTACATTGGTTTGAAAAACGATCCTCCGGTAGTAGATTATAAAGTGTTAGACGAGGACAGCGAAGCCGATTGGCCAGAGCCCCCTACTAATACAACATTTACTCACGAACAAGATAAAATCATCGTGCATGACGATGCAGGCACTATGGTGATCCCATTAAAGCCAGAGTTACCAGTTGCTGAGATTATAAATGCTCCCGGATACATAGTAGTAGAAGGACAGATGTATCATGAGGGTGCGGCTCCTCCGCATATCAAACCTAATGAAAAGACCTATGTCCAAAACGAAGAGCAAGCAGAATCTAATAAATGGATGAACGTAGTCGCAAAAACTCAAACTGTCAGCGAAGAAGAGTATCTTAATACGCTAGAACAGAAAAAACAGGAAAACAATGGAAAGTAAATTGACGCTAATAACACCTCCGGATTTCTACGAAAATGGTAATCTGAGTTTGTTATTTTTAAGTATCTCTGATGAAGAACAAAAAGAAGTAAGTGTGTGGCTAAAAGACAACAAATTACCAGAGGATCTAAACCTGTATACATATCAGGGCGAACCTAATGTAGAATGGTTATTTTATGCTTTGGCTAGAAGCGACTACAAATACATTAATTTGGACAGCGATGACGGAATGACTAATGTACTATCTAGCTATATAGTTTCTCGCCCTAATGTGTTCTGGCACACCGAAAACCCAGATTTACGATCAGTTTTAGAGCATTTAAACGGTGGGTACGTTGAAAGTGTTACAGATTTTTTAATAAAATTGTTTAATAGTGATAAGTAATTAACAGAATAGTTAATAACTAGAAGATGAGCCATCCAAATAATAAAAAACAACATAAAGGTTGCCATGTAGAAGTAGGAGACAATTTCAACTCTGCCCTACGTAAATTCAAAAAGAAAGTCGACGAATCTGGACTATTGCAAGAAGTCCTAAAACGACAGAGTTACGAAAAACCTACTACAGAGCGCAAACGCAAAAAAGGTGCGGCCAAAGCACGTTGGAAACGCCACCTAAGAGATCAGCAACTTCCCCCAAAAATGTATTGACATTTACCAAAATATCTGCTATAATTAATGTATTAATTAACAAGGCACATATCATGGCAAAAAAACATCTAATGGTCGACTTGGAAACAATGGCCGTAACCCCACGTACTGTTGTATTAACTCTTGGTGCAGTAACTTTTGATCCTTTTAGTAATGACATCTATGACGAACTTTACTTTAAGATCGATTTGGATGATCAAGACAAATTAGGTCGTGACATTGATCCTAATACATTGGATTGGTGGGCTAAACAAAATCCCGAAGTAATGGAAGAAGCATTCAGTCCTGATGGCCGTATCAGTTTTGAAGATGCGATCTCTCAGTTCCATAAGTTTGCTTGGGGTTGTGATAAGTTTTGGAGCCACGGGGCTGTATTTGATTTGATGATTTTGGAAGATATGTATCGTCAAGTTAATCGTACTCCGCCTTGGGAGTTTTGGCGTTGTCGTGATACACGTACATTGTTTGACCTAGCTGACCCAGAGATGGAAAAAAGTGCAGAGCAACACAATGCATTGTTTGATGCTATTCGTCAAGCCAAAGGTGTTCAGACTGTTTATCGTAAGTTAGGTAAGAGTGCTTAAGAAATTAAAGGACGCCGTAAAAAACCGCAAGCGTCAAAAACAATTAGAACACTTGCGGCGATTGATGGAGGATCCTAAACCTCCTAGGCGTCCTGCTAAGAAGTCTGTGAAAAGACGTTAAAGGCTTCTTTAAGACTTTCGGCTAGATAGTAGATATCTGCTTCTGTATGATTAGGAGTAGGTGTAAAGCGTAGTCGCTCAGTACCCCACGGAACAGTGGGGTAATTTATGGGCTGTACGTAAATTCCTTTTTCATCCAATAACCAATCACTAATAGCTTTACACTTCTTAGCGTCACGTACCATAACAGGAACAATGTGTCCGCCTTCTGATAATGGGTTCACTTCTAATCCTGCATCTTTCAAATGCTGTCTAGTCATTTCTGCTACATCCATAATCCTAGTACGCAGTGCTGGATGATCTTGAACGTACTTAACACTAGCAAGAGCACCGGCACATAGTACAGGAGCCATTGATGTTGAAAAGATTAAACCCTGTGCATAAGAGCGAACCATATCTATTAGATCACGCCCCGCCGCAATATATCCACCTTGTACACCAAATGCCTTAGCAAGTGTACCTTGTATAATATCTACACCATCAACACAATGCTGTTCTTCTGCGACCCCAGCTCCGCGGTTGCCGTAAAGGCCAACCGCGTGGACTTCGTCGACATAAACCATAGCACCATATTTTCTAGCTAGTTCACAAACATCTGCAACACGGCCCTTATCTCCATCCATCGAGTAAACACCTTCCAGTGCGATGATAGGCTGTGCGCCATCTTCCATGCTTTCCAATATTTGTTTTAAGTGTTTCAAATCGTTGTGTTCCCAAACTGTACGTGGAACTTTACTTGATTTAATACCTACAATCATTGAATTGTGATTGTGTTTGTCGCTGATATAATGCACGTTTGGCAATACTAGACCTAACACAGAAAGCGTACTTTGGTTAGCAACGTAGCCGCTAGTAAATGTAAGAGCACTTGTTTTATCATGTAATTTGGCTAGTTCGTTTTCTAAAGCAACGTGATAATGGGTAGTACCCGAAATATTACGTGTTCCTCCGGATCCTGCACCCGCAGTATCTAAAACTGTGTGCATAGCATCTAGTACTACTTTATGCTGACCCATGCCCAAATAGTCATTTGAGCACCAGTTTGTAATTTGTTTGATATTATAACGACCATACCAAATTGCACGTGGAAAATCTCCACGCTGGCGCAGTATGTCCGTAAATACTCTGTAGTTGCCTTCTGTTTTTAATTTTTCAAGACTTTTGGCGATCGCGTCTTGTGTTTTTGGTTTAATCATACCAGTATTTAAGCATTTTATACTTGACACATTTACCATTTGAACATATAATATTAGTAATGTATAAGGAGCGAACCGTGATTAAAAAAATTGGTTTTTCAGCCAGCCGCTGTATCCGAGATATTGTAGAGGATAAAGTAAGTTTTGAATCTGTAGTGTTTATTACTACAGGAACTAAGTGTCCGACGTTAGAACACTGGATGGAAGTAATTGATGCCTATACCCAAATTGGAGTATATGACGAACGCAGTTTGGCAGAATTGGACAAACAGCGTGTAATGGAAATAGCACAAGACTTATGGGATTATGGTAAAGTACACCAACCTAGAGTATTCGGTGCTCATCGTCAACGTAGCCCGTTTGTTTGGATGGATCTGGTACATACTAAAGAAGATCGCGATGCTAATCCAATGTTGTCAAAAGCATGGGAACAAGCGCAGATGATTGAAAATTTAGTTACACCTAGTAAAGATACTGCGTTTGGAAATTTTAATGAAGATTTAGATTTTTAAGAAAGATATAAAATGAAAATTAGTTTGATTAGCGACTTGCATTTGGATGTCTCTGGATATCTGGATCTGCCCGGCGGCGATGTCCTAATTATCGCCGGGGATGCTTGCGAAACTCGTAGCATTAGAAATGATTTCCATAGCACTAAAACCTTGTATCCTATTGGTGTTCCTAACAAAGAATTTCCATGCTCGGAATTTTTCCAACATGAATGCCCAAAGTACAAAAAGGTATTTTATGTTATGGGTAACCATGAGCACTATCATAACAAGATGTGGAAGACTCAGGAAGAACTTGCAAGGTTCATGCCAGATAATGTCACATTGTTAGAAAATCAAAGTGTAGAATATGAAGGTGTTGTTTTTGTTGGTGCCACTATGTGGACTGACATGAACAAACAGGATCCTTTAACTCTAGCTATGATTAAAGACTATATGATGGACTATAAGTTGATTACCTACAAGAATGAAAAGCTCTCAACGTATCATAAATTACGTCCGCATGATACTGTAGATATGCATTTAATTTCTAAACGATACGTGAAACAGGTAGTGAAAGAAAATGCAGATAAGCCTGTAGTAGTCATTACGCACATGGGGCCAACCTTTATGAGCGTAAATGAAAAGTACAAACATGAAACCCATAGCAACGGTGCTTATGTTAGCGATCTAAGTGAACTTATCTTAGATCATCCTAACATAAAAAGATGGGTGCATGGTCATGTGCATGATCCTGTCCACTATCAAGTAGGTGACACTTGGGTGCATTGTAATCCTAGAGGTTACTTGCCCTACGAAGCCGAAAACGGTTTTGATCCTACATTTACATTCGAGGTATAATCGTGTCTAGACATGCGCTGTACATAAGAGAAATATACACAGGGGAAAAAGAACCCAGTGGTGCTAAAGATTGGGTTCCTTTGAGTAAGGATGGCGTTCTATTAAAAACAAACATTAGTAGGATGTCAAAAAGTTTTCCAAAAGTAGTTTGGGTCTACGAGGATGTTGTTTTACGACATCTTTGTAGCTTCCCTTATGAGTGGCCTTTTACCACTTTAAGGTATGCAGAAGGTATTGGTCCACCTCACGGTAGATGGGGTGATACCAGAACATTTAGACCTGGCATCGATGATGTCTAATATGACGTTTGTTGGAACTGACTTTTCTCCTAAGAAACCTGTACAAGGAGAGGTACGTTTTAACTCAGTGCTTAATCGTTTAGAAATATACGATAATACAATATGGGTTGAGATTCAAACTGTGGGTAATATCAATGAGTATAGATTAGAAACAAGTGAAGGTACTGTATTAGGTAAAAAGTATATTACTATTGCTCCAATTAACGCAGAAGACAAGTGGCCTGGTATGTTGGAATGGACAGTTAATACACTCGGACCTACTATAAGCATTTGGGAAGATACTGGCGCACGGTGGTATGCGAACAATGCTAAATTTTGGTTTAGAGATGAAAAAGATGTAACAATGTTTCTTTTAAGGTGGAGTTAATGATTATATATTTAGATATGGATGATGTGGTTGCTGATTGGCATTCTGCCGCACAATCGTTTTTGCAGATGCGCTGGGACAAAGAAGGTGAACGTATTCCACAAGAAGATTGGGATAAGATCAAAATGAACAGTAGATTCTATCGTCATTTGCCCTTAAAAGAAAATGCACATGATCTAGTGCAATATTGTCGTGAAGCAGTAGATAAAGGATACGCAAACGGCTTAGCCTTCTTATCAGCATTACCGCGTAACAACGATATGCAATGGGCTCCACAGGATAAAGTTTGGTGGGCACATGAACACTTTGAAGGCATTCCCGTATTCCTTGGCCCTTATAGCCATGACAAATGGATGCATTGTAAGCCTGGCGATATCTTAATCGATGATCGTACCAGTAACTGCGAACAATGGGAAAACGCCGGGGGTCAAGCATTCATTTATAAAACTTGGGAACCTTGTAAAGAATGGTTGGATAATATTTTCCATGCTCAATCTTGAACACGAATATCACATAGTTGAATGCAATAATGTACAACCACCTAAAGAAGTATTCGATTGGTTAAATTCAAATTGTGGAGATGGGTCCGACGGCCGATGGGGATTTAAACATCCTAATATCTATTTTGCAGATAAACGCGATCACATGATGTTTGTGTTAAGGTTTAGCTCTACTAGAATACAGTTATGAAAAATGATGGATATAAATTCAAAGGCCGTGGATTGGTTCAAATTACAGGAAGACAAATGGGAAAATCACATGTTGCTGATATACTTAAAAATTTGTACGCCAATATGAGACCTCCTATAAAATTATCTTGGAGAGAGCTTCCTGGCAATAAGCTACAGGCTTTTGTAGATCCAACAGGAAATGTATCAGTTTGGGGACTGCGCGAAGAAGATATGGATCCTATACAAGAATGGAGTAAAGAGTGTAATTGCGGTACACGTATATCGTTCGACATGTGGCGGTTTAAAAGCAAAAAAGAAATTACTATGTTCCTGATGAGGTGGTCATGAAATTATTGGAAGATGATGTTGTTGTATTTTTGGCAAATCAAATATCGAAAGAAATCGACCAAGAAGTTCTGTGGTCCATCCGAGTAGTCGACTGTAAAGAAAAGGGATGGACTTTGGTCAATATCGATCGTTATACAGACAATAACCATGCTGTAGATATAACGCATTGGATAGATGAAAACATTAAAGGACAGTTCCATAGAAATGGAGCACACTTTATATTTGAAGATAGCAAAGATGCATTTCTGTTTACCCTGCGGTGGAGTTAATGAAAGTCAAATCATACAACAAACACACAGTACGACTTTCTTGGGAAAGCAAGGATGACAATCGCACTTGGGATAAGGCCTGTGTATATGCAGTTGAAAATTTTGGTCTTCCTGGGGAAAGGTTTGAATGCCATTCAAACGAAGAATGGATGGACTTTGAATTTAGAAACGAATATGATGCGCTCATGTTTTTAATGGGCGTATCTTAATTTGAAATAAGTATAAACATGAATACAATACCACTACATCATTCAGACGTTTTTACCTTACAGGACGTTGGTGCTCAAGAACAGCGCGATCAACTAAAAGCTCAGATATTGGCCGATGCGGCTGTTAATCCTAGCGTCGGCCGCCCTCACGAAGGGTGTTGGATGGGAGATGGGACCAAATGGAACTTTCATTGGATAGCAGAGCAAGTTTGCGACTTAGCAGATAAAGCTATGGAATACTATCAACCCATGGATATCGCATTTCCTCAGACTCCAAAGAAGTATAGATTAAATGTATGGGGCAATGTAAACAATCCCGGTAGTCGTAATATTCTGCACGATCATAAGCAAGCTGTGTTTAGTGCCGTTTATTACATACAGGGAACCGATACAGGGCATTTACGTTTAGTAAATCCTGCTAATATCCTTAACGAATGTAATACGCAAGCACCATTCATCAGAGACTTCTACTTTACACCTAAAGATGGTGATTTAATACTTTGGCCAGCATGGGTTCCACACGAAGTAGACACTAACACTAGCAAAGATAGACAACGCATCAACATTGTTTTTGATGTATATTTTGCGGAATAAGTAATAATACTAATTTTTTAATAAGGAAAATATGGAAATCTTCCAATATTTGGATGATGAGATTTATCTCTTTGTCTTGATCTCAATCATGATCGTTAGCGGTATCGCTAAAGACAACAGTTTGTTTGCAGGAACATATAGTTTTCTAAAGAGCAAATTCAAAAGCAATAGAGTAGTAATCATGTTATTGAGTTTTGTAAGTGGCATTTTACCAATTGAAGGTCGTGCTACCGTTTCAGCAGGTATCTTAGATACTGCTACCAGCAAAGACAATATTGTTGGACGAGAAGAACTAAACAGTGATAGCCGTAAGAAATTGGGTATTATTGATTTCTTAACCACGCATCACTTTTATATGTGGTCGCCAATTGAGAAACCAGTTATACTACCAATGGCCGCATTTGGTCTAAGCTATATGGCTTGGTTGGGTATGTTGGCTCCCTTAATTGTTGTTAGTGCATTGTTCATTGTGCTTTACTGCTGGTTAAGCGTAAAAGAAGAAGAAGTCGAAATTGCCGAATGTCCAGAGTCCGGTGGCTTTGGAGACTTTGCAAAAAATACACTACCATTCCTAGTCGCTATCTTTGGCTACATGTATATGGGCGGCGAAGGACCAGAAGCTGTGTTTCCTATCTTTGGAGCATTGTCAGTATATTATATTTTAATCACCAAAACATTTGACATTCGCAAGTTAAACAGTTATATTAATTGGACCACTGTTGCTATTGTAGCAGTAGTGTTTGCGAGTTCTGGCTATATGCAAGAACATCGCGCATGGTTTGAGGAAGTTGTTAAGAGTATCGGCTTAGATATACATACTTTCAAAGGTATGTTTTATATCAGTTTGCTTACGTTTTTAGCAAGTTTTTCAATGGGGTCAGATGGCAAGTTTGCCGCCTTGACCGTTTTAATGGCAAGTGCCTTCGGTAAGGAATACTTACTGTGGTTCTTTGCTTTGGATTATTGTGGTTACTTGTTAACCCCAATGCATGAGTGTGTGATGATAGGTAAACGTTATTTTGGTACCAGCCTAACAACATATTATACCGCACTCATAACCTGGGCTGTGTTATTGTTAGCAGTCGCAGGTATTTTTACATTTTTATAAAAGGAAGTTAATTAACATGAAGAAGATCTTCGCATTATTGGCATTAGTTGCCGCAACATCTGCTTTCGCAGAAACAGGTATTAACCTAGAGTTCGAACGTGAGCGTGGCACACAGTCACCAAATACAATGACTAATACAGTCAAGGTAGCACCATTTACAACAGTCGGCGAATACAAGCTCGACGTACAGTTGGGTGCAAGCCGTGATGATGGTCAAGTAAGTGGAAACAACAACCCAATTACCAACACAGCAGAAGCTCGTGTTCAAAAGTTGTTTGAAGTTTATCCAGGTCTACACCTAGGTGGACGTTTGGGCATTGGTGAGGTATTCAACGGCGTTAATGGTGCCGGTAAGACTACAGACTTTAGCTACTATACAGTCGAACCAAAGGCTGAGTATTTCCTAACTAACCAGTTGTCATTGTTAGCAAGCTGGAGATATCGTGATTCATTCAGCGAAGGTAACGAGTATCTAACACGTACTTGGAAAGCTGGTTTTGGTTACGATGTAACTAAGAAAGATCTAGTTGAAGTCAAATACTTTCAACAACGTGGTGACTACAAGTCAAACGGTGTTGCTCTAGAGTACACACGCGGTTTCTAATTTAACTGCACTCACAAATAGGATCCTTCGGGGTCCTATTTTTTTAAATACGTGCAGAGAGGCTTACATGAAGAAAATTTTAATTTTAGGTGTTAACGGTTTTATCGGTCATCATTTGACCAAACGAATTTTAGAGACCACAGACTGGGAAGTCTATGGCATGGATATGTCTAGTGATAAACTAGGTGATATGGTAAATGATCCCCGTGTGCATTTTGTAGAAGGTGACATTACTATTAATAAAGAGTGGATTGCTTATCACGTTAAAAAATGTGATACAATTCTACCATTAGTAGCTGTAGCTACTCCTGCAACTTATGTTCAAAATCCATTACGTGTGTTTGAATTAGACTTTGAAGCAAACTTACCAATCATTAAAGATGCTGTCAAATATAAGAAGCATTTGATTTGGCCAAGCACTTCAGAAGTCTATGGCATGAGCAAAGATACTCCATTTGATCCATATGAATCAGAATTAACATATGGTCCTATTAACAAGCAACGTTGGATCTATGCCTGTGCAAAACAGATGATGGATCGTGTTATCGCGGCCTATGGACAAGAGCAGGGATTCAACTACACCCTATTCCGTCCGTTCAATTGGGTCGGACCTGGCTTAGATAAAATCAGCACACAGAAAGAAGGTAGCCCACGTGTTATTACTCAGTTCTTGAGTAACATCGTGTTTGGCAATGATTTGCAGTTGGTAGATGGAGGAGAGCAAAAGAGATGTTTTACTTATATCGACGATGGGATATCCGCACTAATGAAGATCATCGAAAACAAAAATGGTATAGCCACAGGCAAAATCTACAATATCGGTAACCCAGTTGAGGATCACTCGATCGCTACCCTAGCTGGCATGATGCTAGATTTAGCCAAGAAATATCCAGCATACTCAAATGCAGGTAAAGTCAGTATCGTTGGTACATCTAGTGGTGATTTTTATGGCAAGGGTTATCAGGACGTACAAAGCCGTGTGCCTAAGATTACTAATACACAGGAAGAATTAGATTGGAATCCTACAGTAACTCTAGCAGAAGCATTGGAAAAGATCTTTGAATTCTATCAAGATCATGCTCGCGAACTATCGGAACTTGCAAATGGATAAGATTAAAAAAGCACTTTGGTTTACAGCAGGTATACTATTTTTAGGAATAGCATACCTAGGAACTTTTGTTCCGGGATTACCTTGGTCGACCCCTGCACTATTAGCCACATGGTGTTTTAGTAAAAGTAGCAAACGATTCCACGATTATATGTTAAACCATAAATTGTTTGGTCCGGTTATCCGTAACTGGTCAGAAGGTCGTGTGTTTCCTACTATTGCCAAATGGTTAATGTTTGCTAGTATGGATTTTAGCCTAATCCTAATCTATTGGCGTACAGGTAATTGGAAACTATGCTTGGGATTAAGCATATTCTTTGCACTTATCATTCTTTGGGCTAGCCGTTTGCCGGGTAGTCGTGCAGAAGCAGAAAGACGCAAAGAAGCTGGTGAAAAATTGGGCTGGTTCAAATAATTTGCACAATTCATAAAAAGAGTGTAAAATAAGGGATAAATAAAATTGTAGAGCGCCGTAAGGGTTCTACAAGGGCATGAGCCAAATATATACTCGCTTAATAAAGGAGATTACAATGAGTAAAGTTATCGGTATCGATTTAGGTACAACAAATAGTTGCGTGGCCATTATAGAAGGCACAACTGCTAAAGTTATTGAAAATAGCGAAGGCACACGTACAACACCATCAATCATTGCATACACAAAGGACGAAATCCTAGTAGGTGCAACAGCAAAACGACAAGCAGTAACAAACGCCAAGAACACCATTTATGCGGCCAAGCGTTTGATCGGTCGTAAATTTAAAGAAAAAGAAGTCCAAAAAGACATTAACCTAATGCCTTACAAAATTGTTGAGGCAGACAACGGTGATGCTTGGATTGAAGCTAACGATGAAAAATTAGCACCTCCACAAATTTCAGCAGAAGTTCTACGCAAGATGAAGAAAACTGCCGAAGACTATTTGGGAGAAGAAGTAACACAGGCTGTTATTACAGTACCTGCTTACTTTAATGATCAGCAACGTCAAGCAACTAAGGACGCAGGTAAGATTGCAGGCTTAGAAGTCCTACGTATTATCAACGAGCCAACAGCGGCCGCACTAGCATACGGTGTTGACAAAGCAGATAAGAAAGATCGCAAAGTTGCGGTATATGACTTAGGTGGTGGTACATTTGATATCTCCATCATTGAAATCGCAAGTGTAGATGGCGACACACAAATCGAAGTACTTGCTACTAACGGTGATACATTCCTAGGCGGTGAAGACTTTGACCAACGCATTATGGATTACCTAGTTGGCGAGTTTAAGAAAGACAACGGTGTTGATCTAACTAAAGATGTGTTGGCATTACAGCGTTTGAAAGAGTCAGCTGAAAAAGCCAAGATTGAATTATCAAGCAGTCAGCAAACTGATATTAACTTACCATACATTACAGCAGATGCCGGTGGTCCTAAGCACATGAACATCAAGTTAACACGTGCTAAGTTAGAACAATTAGTTACTGAGCTAATTGACAACTCTATGGAACCAGTTAAGCAATGTTTATTGGATGCACAAACATCGCCAAGCGACATCGATGAAATCATTCTAGTTGGTGGTATGACTCGTATGCCATTGGTACAAGCAACTGTAGAAAAGTTCTTTGGTAAGGCTCCACGTAAAGACGTCAACCCAGATGAAGCAGTAGCAGTTGGTGCCGCTATCCAAGGACAAGTTCTAAGCGGTGGACGTACAGACGTTCTATTGTTAGACGTTACTCCATTATCATTGGGTATCGAAACAATGGGCGGTGTAATGACCAAGTTGATTAAAAAGAATTCAACTATTCCTACAAAGCATTCGCAAGTGTTTAGTACAGCCGAAGATAACCAACCTGCCGTTACTATTAAAGTATTCCAAGGAGAACGTGATCTCGTACAACACAATAAACTTTTAGGTGAATTCAACCTAGAAGGTATTGATCCAGCACCACGCGGTGTACCACAAGTCGAAGTTACGATTGACATCGATGCCAATGGTATCATGCATGTTTCTGCTAAGGATAAGAAAACTAATAAAGAGAAGAAGATCACTATTAAATCAGATAGCGGTTTGAGCGAAGCAGAGATTGAAAAGATGGTTGCAGATGCTGAAGCTAATGCAGAAGCAGATAAAGCTCAACTCGAAGTGATCCAAGCACGTAACACTCTAGAAAATAGCGTACACGAACTTAAGAAACAGGTAAAAGAGAATGATGACAAACTAAGTCAGAAACTCAAGGACAAGATTACTGAAGTTACAGCTTACGCAGAAAAAGCCCTTGCTGGGAATGACAAAGACGAGATGGTTAGCCAAGCAGGAAGCATTAGTGTTTGCCTGAGTGATATCCAAACCGAAGTTGCCGCACAGCAACCGGCTCAAACAGATACCGCACAAGCATCCGATAAAAAGGATGAAAATGTGGTTGATGCAGAATTTGAAGAAGTAAAATAATTCTGCTATAATATGTTAATGGGGATGCCTTCGGGGTCCCCGTAACAGGGCATAGGGCCCATACTATTCTTGCTTATTAAAGGAGATTAAAATGACACAATTAGTTAGAATTGACACAACCGCTCTAAATCAATTAAACAGAGCACTTATTGGCTTTGATCGTATTTTCTCAGATTTTGAAAATCGCTTTCAAGGTACAGCAAATTACCCCCCACACAATGTAATCAAATATGATGACGACAATTACGAAATTCAGATTGCCGTTGCAGGTTTCGATATTGACGAAATTTCTGTAGAAGTCATACAAGATCATTTGGTGGTTAAAGGCGAACATATCGAAGTAGAATCTGAAAGTACAGTTTACCTACATCGTGGATTGGCCGCAAGAGATTTCCAGCGTGTATTCCCTCTCGCTGAGTATATCGAAGTTTTAAGCGCAGAAACTGACAAGGGCGTTCTAAGAATCAAATTACAACGCCGTGTACCGGAATCTGCTAAACCAAAAAGCATTCCAATCAAACAACGTTAAGGCAACAGGGGTGGGTAGGAAACTGCCCACCATTTTATAAATACAGACAGTAGGATAAATCATGTCAGAAGTAATTACTAAACAAGAAACAGTGGAAGATTTAGATATACTAAATCCTGGAAAATACAAAGTTGTCATCTTAAATGACGACAAAACTCCTATGGAGTTTGTTATCGTACTTCTGATGAGAGTGTTCCATCATTCACAACCTAATGCAGAAGCACTGACTATGAAGATCCATAGCGAAGGATCCGCAGTAGCTGGTCTATATACCTATGAAGTTAGCGAACAAAAAGCTATCGAAGGTACTAACCTCGCTCGCGACAACAACTTCCCCTTAGTCATAAAAGTCGAACAAGAATAAAAGCCCACTATAAATATCTCTAACAGGAGAACATAATGAGCTTGAAAGAATTAACTTGGGACAATCACCAAAAAGCAGAATCAACTAAATTTATGAAGGCTGTGTTTAAGAAGAACATGCCTTTAGAAATTTGGGGTGACTATACATTCCAAAAGAGTGCAATATACAACACTATCGAAAACGTATGCCGTTACAATAAACTAACCTTAGATGTGTTAGAAGTTGAGCGTAGTGTGCAGTTATACCTAGATGCACAGGAAATCATCGGGGACATGAGTACTGTACGCATGAGCCCTGTTACAGCAGAATATGTTCGTTATTTGTTAACACTAGTTGATGAACCAACCCGTATACTAGCGCACTTGTACGTATGGCATATGGGCGATTTATTCGGTGGGCAAATGATTAAAAAGATATTGCCTGGCCCGCATCGTAATTTAGAGTTCGAAGACGTAGATGGACTCAAGGCCAAGATCCGTGCCAAGTTAGATGATTCTATGGGAGAGGAAGCTAATATGGCTTTTTTATGGGCTATCCGACTAATGGAAACATATGACTCAAAATTTGTTTGATAGAGTAATTGACTGTTCTGAAGCTATTAACTCAAGGTTTTCAAACACCGGAGCATTGGGAAAAGTTTATAGAACAGAAATTTTAGCTGATAAAGAATATAGCTCGTTGCGCTATCGCAGGGCTCATATTAGTACTATAGATGCGAGAGAAACTAAAAAACTTTATCTATTACACGTTACTGTGTTTCCCCACACTAATGATCCTAGCCCTATTTACGGTTTTGATATTGTTTGCGGCCCAACAAAAGTAAGCGGAGCTTTCCATGATTTTAGTATCAGTGGAGATCCTACCAGCCCTATGTGGCTATGGTTTAATGCCAAGGTCGCCACGGAAGAATGGAATAAACCTAGAGAATTGCCCGATTGGGGCAAACAGATCTTTAGTCCGGCTATGGTAGCTATTGGTGCTGTAGGGGAAGAAGAACTAGATAAATTCATTAAACTAGGATTAGAAACGCTTGATTTTTACCTAAACAACGTAGGCATAGATCAGCAAAGTCTTGCTGATTATCATATGGCGCAGAATCGTTATTGTCATTATCAGAAGCAAAACCCCCGCACACCCGCTAGCCTACAGCATCTAGGCTTTACAGAACAAGAAGCTAATGACTATGTACAGAATAAGCTGTTTCCAGAAATAAGCTAAATATTGTACTATGCGAGCATTAGAATTCCTTTCTGAAAAATTAACTGCCACACCCGGCGATCCTGCTTCAGATCCTTTATACAGCCTTAAATTAAACATTACTAACAAGATAAAGGACCTACCCCCTAGTGAACAGACTAAAAATGAACTAGATGAGATTGAGGATATTATCACTCACGCTTATACTGGAAGTCACAGAAAGGATGCGGCAGAAAAAGAATTCAACTCGTTCTATGATATAGATGTAAAAAAAGCTTCTAAAATGCTAGCTGGTTATATCATGGCAATGAAAGCTCCAATTGAATCTAAGAAACAGATGTTGACGCTTTGGAAAGATCATGAAGAAGGTGGCGGCCTGATCAATCTAGATGCACTTACATCTGGAAGTCATAGTATGTCAGATGTAGTAAAACTCTACGGAAAGAATCCAGCCATTACCGAACTAGCAGATACCTTAATCCAAGTAGATAGTCAAGGTAAAGGTAAAGGGGAATTCATGCTTAAAGTCATGAGCCCATTTATTAAAGCTGGCGCAGGTGGCAAGGGCGATATCGAAATAGATAATTTTGGCAAGGTAGAAATTAAAACTAACAATAGCAGTCCTGCTAGGTTTACAGATAGAAACGTAAAACCAACATCTACATACACTAAAAATGCAGAAGATTTTATTAAAAAATATAAAGATTATTTCAAAGGCGCTCCGCAACCTGAAGTTAAAAAAGCTAAACCTAAAGCGGCTAAGAATATACAAAATCCTCAAACCAATAACTTACCTGGAGAACCTATGGGAGCACCTCCAGCAAATGGTACAGTTCCGGCCAATAATCAAATACAGGCTACTCCTAATATAGTACCTACAGGCGCACAGATACAAGAAGGAAGAGCGGCTGGTATAGGAGTAAGCATATCTGGTATCAATATGGATAGTTTATTATATCTATATTCAGTTATGCCAGATGATGATTCTAAACGCACTATGTTAAAAGAATTGGAAGTAATGTTCAATGAACTATTTCCTCATGTGCCGGATCTAGTTACTAGTTCGCTAACAGCTTTCATGTCAAAAGATCGAAATCTTCTGTTGCAAACTTATGCTCGTGCAAACGTTTTCAATTACCTCGCAGTAAAAACAGAAGAAGTAGGAATTTTGTTTATTGATTTAAAATCTAAAGGTGGTGCAACCTTTACTTTCTTTAAAGACTTAGATGGCCTAAAGAAAGGCGGTTTAAGATTCCATATGAACAATGCCTATCCTGTTACTACAACAGCACAGAATGCCTATCCTGGCATTAAACTAGTTACAACATCTCATTAATAACTACTAACTGAATTTTCGTCTACATACTAGTAAATAGTATTACACTACTGGTCTAGGAGCGAATCTTGCGTAAAGTACTACTATTATTAACACTATTATCTACGGGTGCCTTTGCGGCACCACTAAACGACTTTACCTTTAAAAGTCCAGCATTCAACGGTAACGGGTATGGTACATACGTTCTAACTATCGAGAACGAGCAATTTACTCGTCAACAAGCGATTAATCAAGCAATACAAGCGGCCGCTCAACAAGCCGCTTCTAATGCGGCTAATACACCGATCAACCAATTTTTAACAAACTTAGAATCTCGCATTTATGCACAGATAAGTCAAAATGCGGCCACTACAATGTTTAGTTCAACAAATAGTAGCAACTGTACAAGCAATGTAGCATGTACATTCCAATTCGATCCTACTACTGCTATTAGCTGGTGGTGGAGCGGAACAAACATTGTAATGCAAGTTACACAACCTAGCGGAACAAGTAATGTTACTATTCCAACTGGGTCATTTAATATGACCCCACACTAAGGAAACAACTATGAAGAAGTTATTATTATTGTTAGCCGTTGTTACTTTGATGAGCGGTTGTGCAGTTACACAAAAAATGGGTGTAGAGTATAAGCCAGAAGTAGAATCTCACAAGATGCAAAAAGAGTTTGATACTGTTCCATTGCCTAATGGACCACGTGTTACTGTAGCAGTTTACAGTTTCAAAGATCAAACAGGACAACGTAAATCAGTTTCATCATATGCAAGTTTTTCAACAGCAGTTACTCAAGGTGCTGAACCTTTCTTGATCAGTGCTTTGCAAGACGTCGGCCACGGTCAATGGTTTGATGTTGTAGAACGTGTTAACGTAGATAATTTGATAAAAGAACGTACTATTATCAAACAGATGCGTGACATGTATGAAGGCCCTAACGCTAAACAGTTAGCACCTTTACAGTTCGCTGGTATCATTATTGAAGGTGGTATCATCGGATATGATAGTTCAAGCGAGAGTGGCGGTGCCGCATACCGTTGGTTAGGCATTGGTCCACAGACTCAATATAGCAAGGATATCGTTACTATTAGTTTACGAGCTGTTAGCGTAAACACAGGTAAGGTATTAGCAACTGTAACAGTAACAAAAACAGTTTATAGTACCGCAGATAGTTTTGCTATGTTGAAATTCTTCCGTGATGGCACACAGGCTTTTGAAGCTGAAACAGGATTGACTATTAACGAGCCGGGTACATTGGCAGTTAAAGCAACTGTTGAAGCCGCTGTGGTTGCTTTAATTAAGGATGGCCGTGAGCGTGGCGTTTGGGATTTTAGACCAGCACCTACTCCTGTAGTCGTAAAAGAACCAGAGGCTCCATTAGTTATTGAACCAGAGAAAAAAGCTGAAGTTAAAGTTCCGGAAGACGTTGCGGCAAGAGAAGGCGTAGCTCCTCCAGTAGTAGAAAAAAATAAAGTTACACCATTTCCGGAAGATAAGAAAGTTCTAAACAAACTTTCCTATTTGTATGCGAAACCAAACGAGGATGCACAGAAGCGTTGGCAATTACCAGCGGGGACAAAATTGACAACTGTTCCCAAGGAGAATGGCTGGGTATTTGCTGATGACAGTAATGGACATAAGGGGTATGTCCAGATTATTAATTTAAGTGAATAAGAGGTAGTAAAGAATAAACACTAACGGGCTATGCCCAAGGATGAAGTAGACGAATAAAATAAGTCAACTTTGATACAAAAATGAATTACGAAATGACAGGCGTTGGTAAGTTGTCGAGAAAATTACTTACAATTCTGATGTTGTCTGGAATGACATCATTGGGCTATGCGGCAGATAACAGTATCTATATCAACCAGTCTGGTGATAACTCTGCAATAACAGTTACACAAGATGGTGCAGGTAACGTTATGCGCGGCATACAAGGAACTGGTAGTGGTAACACTACACCAAGTACAATCAATGGTAACAGCAATACAGTTACCGTAGATCAAGTTGGTACAGGCAATACATTAAATTTTGGTATTGCTACAGCTATTGCAAATGGTACGCCTTTGCAAAATGGTAATACATTTTTATATACCGTAACAGGTAATAACAACGTAGGTACTATCGATAGTAATAATAACGGTCAAGGTCGTAGTGAAAGTAACTATGTAAGCATTACACAAACTGGTAACACAAACATCGCTGATGTTAATGTACTAGGTACAAATAATGCTATAACTGCTACAACCGCAGGTGGTAATACTAATGCTGTATATTCAGCAGTTAATGGCGCTGGTAACTCACAGAATATCTCTGTAACAGGTGGAAGTAGTAATACTGTTACTGTTAACCAAGGTATCGCTGGGACTGGGTTAACTGATACTGCTTTGAATATTAGTGGTGCAACATCTGTTCTTACAGCCAATAACAGTAGCGTCAACGTAACTGTTGCCGGTGCAAGCAATACAGTAAGCATACTACAGACAAGTGCTGGCTATTCTGATTCAACAATTTTAGCATTGAACGGCTCTAATAATAATGCCACTATTGTGCAAAATGCAAGTGCTGGTAATACTACAGTGAATGTTCAAAGTACAGGTAACAGCAATACTTTTAATATTCACAGTAACGCACACTAATATATAAGGTACGGATGTGAACGTATGCAAGGTAGCTTTTACAATTTTGCTCGGTTTATCAGTTAATGCTTTCGCAGGCATAGGAACGATAACCGAGCAAACCGCTATCCCTGGTTCTATAGTTCGATCAAACAAATCGCTTCCCGGAGTTAAGGGAACAGGTGTTGAAATGGCAGATGCTATCAACACTACAAAAGGCAAAGTAGGTATTACATTTGCTGACGATACAAAAGTAGAAATAAACGAAAACTCAAAGTTAGTTATTGACGACTTTGTTTACGATCCCAAATCAAGTAAAGGCGGTAAGCTGGCGATGAAATTTGCCAGTGGTACAGTCAAGTATGCATCTGGTGCAATCGCACACAACGATCCCTCTAAAGTAGCAATCAATACACCTAGTGCAACTATTGGTGTTCGTGGAACTGACTTTACTGCAACAGTAGACGATGCAGGCGCAAGTACTATCATTCTATTGCCTAGCTGTCCATCGAACAAAATAATACGTGATGTTGAAACAGAATGTGTGACAGGAAAAATATCTGTAAGCAACGATGCAGGAGAAGTACTCTTAGATAAACCATTCCAAGGCACTAAAGTAGAAAGTCGCGGAGTGGCTCCTATGAAGCCTACTGTTTTAAAACTAACATTGGACACTATCAACAATTTGTTAATCGTTAGTCCCCCTTCAGAATTGTCTAAAGAAAAAAAGGTTGATAGCATGACCAGAGTAACACAAGTCGGAGACATGCTGGCCGTAAATTATCTACAACAAAACTTTTTGCAGAATGCCTTTGATAAAGAAGGGCCGGTATGGAATGATCCTTTAGAAAAACCATTGCTACAACAATATTTCTTAGAAGATATTTTTAATATTTTAAGTCAACAATTAGCACAAGAGTCTGCGATGCTATTAGGAAATATGTTAAGTCCAGAATCACAATTATTACCTGATTGGTTTAAGGCCAGCCAAGTTACAAAAGAAATCACACCTATTACAGTAAGCCTATGTCGCACTGATGGTAGCAGTAATGTTACTTGTATAACTGCTCCTAAGGATCAAAATACAACAACATATATCATGCAGTCAGATGGTGTGAATATTAAAAATAGAATTAACGCAGGTGGTAATACGATTATTATTACCAAACAAAACTAATGAAACGTCTGATACAATTCTTATTTCTTGTGTCTATATGCGTTAGTGCATTTAGCCAAGCATCTGGATTGGCTGATTTAAAGTTTGGACAATATCAAGTTGCCGATAGTCAGTGGAATGTAAGTGCGTGTATGTATTCATCCACTTGTCAAATTTATTCAAAGAATCCAGGAACTGCTTATAAGATTCCTTGGACCAGTGGACAAGTACAATGGTCTGCTGGAGATTATATTTCCTTTGTTGCAACCGGTGATACAACTAATCCGTGGAAAGCAATAGAATACACTAGTAATGGCACACAAAAAGCAGTAATGGGTACTGGACATATTATCAATATGGGAGCAAACTATTTTTTCTTCGTAGGAAATGATAATAACACTGGACAGTTGTTTAGTATGACCAGTGGCTTTTCTAACACAAGCGGAGTTACTTGGACTGGTACACTAAATCCAACTGTGGCACAAGTTAATGCATACGCAACTAATGGAAGTACGACTCCTTTAGCACCAGGGCAAACTGTAACACCTGCCGCTCCTCCTCCTGTAGTGCATTATACAACAGGTACTGAAATGAATGTAGCAGGCGGCGGCAGTGCTTATGCATTTGTATATCAAGGCAATAGTTCAGATTATAGTACTGTACAACAAATAAAATCAGGAGCATACTGGCATTGTTCTAATTGTGATAGTGGACAAATTATGTATGGTAGGGTCGCTAGTGTTGTTGATAACGGTAATGGTTACTTCTACATTTACCTAACTGATAACAACGGCAATGCAATATCGCCGCAAAGTGGTAAGAGTTATACATATAGCGATACTTCGTTAGCGCCAACAGTAACCGGAACTAGCAGTTCAACTATTATTACAACTACAATATCTGGATCTACTACCTACACATATAGTCAACCCGTAACTATTACGACATGGAGTGATGGTAGTACAACTACTGCTAATAACGGATCTGCTACGCTAATCAGTACAACTATCACAGGATCGGGCGGGGGCATTACAACACAACAACAAAATGATGTTAACGCATTTAACAGTAATCCTATCAACGGTAGTGGTATCTATATACAGCAAAGCGGTAATCACGATGTTATCAGCATCAATCAAATTGGCGCACACAATTTAATTGGCGGTGTTAATCAGCAGTTTGCCAAAGTGCAAGACGGCAATAATTACATCAGCATTAAACAGGGTAACGGAAACATAGGTAAGAATGAAATCGATATGAGTGTAACTGGAGGCAGTAACAATCTTTATCTAGTTCAAGCCAGCGATCCCAATGGCATCAGTGCTGGTGACAACTATCAAAAAGTAAATGTCAGCGGGTTCAGCAATACTGTAAATGCCAGCCAAACTAACGATGGTGGACTACAAGGACACTTTGCTGAAATTGATGTTACTGGAAACTATAACAATATTAACGTAAGTCAAAACAACAATACACAGAAGCAGGCATTTATAAGTGCAAATGGTAACAACAACACTATACAAACCACACAGTCAGGAACTGGCGCACACTATGTTAGCGTTTCGACTACGGGTGATGGAAATAGTGCTACAGTAAATCAAAGCGGATCGACTGCTAACTCTGCTACAATCGCATTGACTAATGCTGGTGCACCAGCAAGTGTTAACCTAACACAAACAGGCGGACAGAGTTATAGCGTCAATCAAACCTGCTATTCAACATGCGGAACTATTTCGGTCAGACAAGGGAATTAAGAGTAATATCGTTGTAATCATTAAATGCTAACATATTTATAAATAGCATTATTAAACGAAAGATACCCCCGATGACCAAAAAAGTACTTTTTATCCTAAAGCGACGTGATGACTATAGTGTAACTAAACACAGCAGTCATGTTGGGCTCAGTACCGGCCTTTATAATTCAGCAAGTTTCATGAACGAGATGCTGAAAGCTTCGGGAGTAGACAGCGAACTAGAAGTTGCGATAGACAATAATTGCATAGATAGACTAGTTAATAAACATAAACCAACACATGTTATTATAGAAGCACTTTGGGTAGTACCTACAAAATTTTCTGTATTATGTAAACTACATCCCAATGTAAAATGGATCATACGTTTACACAGCGAACTTCCTTTCTTAGCCGGAGAAGGTATGGCTATGGATTGGATAGGAGATTATTCAAACTTTGATAACTTGTTGATAGGTATCAATGCTCCTAGAATGATGTCAGAGGTACGATCATTCCTTCAAATTAAAAATTCATGGACTGATAAACAAGTAGCGGATAAAATAGTTTATATGCCCAACTACTATCCGCAACAGTATAAGACTAAAAAATTCAATAAGGACAAGGACTACATCGATGTGGGCTGTTTTGGTGCTATCCGTCCGTTGAAAAATCATATGGTGCAGGCCATGGGCGCACTTAAATTTGCTGAAAAAATAGGCAAGAAACTGCATTTCCATGTAAATGCCGGGCGAATAGAAATGCAAGGACAGCCTGCTATCAATAATCTTAAAGCAACATTTGTACATTTATACGATGCAGGCCATCGATTGATAAATCACGAATGGACTCCTAGAGAAGGATTCTTGGATCTTTGCTCACAGATGGATATAGGACTACAGGTTAGTTTTTCAGAAACATTTAACATAGTAGGTGCTGATTTAATTAGTCAGGGTGTTCCCCTAGTTGGCAGTATTGAAATTCCTTGGAAAGTAGAACAATTTGCGGCGGATCCTACAGATAGTGATGATATCGCAAATAAATTATATCAAGCATACAAGTGGCCTAAAATCAACGTCTGGACCAATCAAATGGCCTTGACCTCATATACAAGCCATACTGTAAAAATTTGGAAGAAGTATTTTGGTTAAAAGAATCGTTGTTAAACCTAAAGTATATATTATACAGATTAGTTATTGGAAAGACGGTCAGTTGTATATTGACCGTACAGAAGCATACGACGAAAGATCGGCAATAATTAAGTGTAAAGAGGCCCTAAATGATGCCAAGGTGTATCACCCAGAGGGGCACGTGATATTCGTTAAAGAAAATCCGCCACCAACTTACGCATAAATATTAGTTTAAAGAGTTAGTAAAGGAGAATTATATGGCTAGACACAAACTTCGCGCACACCACTGGAAAGATGGTGTATTGAATATTATAGATCATTACTTTGAAAATTTGGAACATGCCATTGCATTTTCTAACAGTTCGGACGCTCATAGCATTAAAGTATATGACGAAAATAATGAAATAGTACATTCAGTACAAAAAACAGCAACTCCAGAAAGTTACGCATAATTTAAATCGGGCACAAGATAAGGTGATCACTGGAACCCGTAACCAGTAGTAGGATCCCAGTGATCCTATTTTTACGGCTAAATATTAGATGCGAGCAAACGAATTTATTGAAGTAGAAGAAGGATGGAAAGACCTAGCGGCGGCCGGTGCCCTAGCTACAGGTCTAGCGTTCAGTGGAGGTGCCCACGCCAAAGCACCACAACAGCACGATACGGCTAAAACACATGCCGCACACTCACAACAAGTAAAACATCAGCAACAAAAGCCTACTATAGATCCTCATTCGACAAAAGTACAACCCCTAGTACAAACCAAGCAACTGGATCCAGATACTGCTTATAGAATACTGTGGAAGCAGGCTGTAACAAGTGGTATTAATAATCAAACAGAATTAGCACAGTTTCTTGCACAATGTTCTGCAGAAACTGGAGAATTCAAACACATGGGCGAAATAGGTCGACCAAAGCAATTATCAACAAAATACAAACACTCAACTGGTAACGAAGGAAACAAAGACGCACTAAAATATGTTGGCCGCGGTTTCATACAGTTAACAGGCAAAGGCAACTATATGGACGCAGGTAAAGATCTCTACGGAGACCCAAACCACTTTGTAAAGAACCCCGACCTAGCCGCAGATACACAAGAAGCCGCTAAGATTGCTGTATGGTTCTGGAAAAAGAACGTTGCTCCTAAAGTAAAAGACTTTTCAGATACAGCCGCAGTAACTCGAGCTATCAACGGCTCTATGGCTCCCAAAGTAGAAATACACAAAAGACATAATATATTCGGAGACTACTTGGCCAGCATACAGAACTACATGAAAAGTAAAAAAGGTTAATCAATGAAGAAAATCTTATTAAGTCCTTGGACAGCATTATTGACTCTAGCATTAGTGTTAGGTATAAGAATAACTGATCCATCTTTTGTAGAAAGCGTAAGACTAAGATATTTTGATACTCTTATTACTGCCAAAGCTCCTACCCCTAACAACATATACACCGTAAATATAGATGAAGCTACATTAGACAAGTACGGTCAGTGGCCATTACCAAGAGCAGAATATGCCAACATTATACGAGATCTATATAAGAGGGGAGCAGGGCTTGTTGTATTTGATATACTCATGCCAGAGAAAGACCGTTCAGGTGGAGACTCTACTCTGGGTCAAACTCTAAGCCAGTACCCTGTAGTCTTAGCAAATACTCCTTCACAGAAAACAAAAAACACTCCGAGACCTCCAGGATCGGCTGTAATAGGATCGAATTACTTAAACACAATACTTCAATATCCCGGACTGATAGCTAACGTACCTGCATTAGAAAATCCAGCCGCAGGTATTGGAACAACTAACACACTCCCAGAGGTAGACGGGGTGAATCGTCGACTACCATTGATAGCCGCTATCGATGGAAAATTATATCCGAGCATAGCTCTAGAGACACTCAGAGTTGCGGCCGGCGATTCAACCTTTCAAGTCAAACTTAACGAAAATGGTGTTGAGAAAATGCGTATCCCTAAGTTTGGAGCTATAAGCACAGACAGCTTAGGTAGGATATGGATTGACTGGAGTCAGCAAAACAATCAAGTTAGTTTAGTAGATTTGCCCAAAGACTTTGGAGGTGCTATAGTTATAGTAGGAACTACAGCGGCCGGTATCGGTAATCCAATACCTACAAGCAAAGGTGCAGTATGGCCACAGGATGCTGTTGCATCAGTCATAGGCACTATGGTCAACGGCGTTGTTATACAAAGACCAGATTGGGCGGATGGCGCTGAAATTTTATCTTTAATAGTAGCAGGCATTGCTTTATTATTCTTAACAAGGTGGACGTATGTTGGACTTATTAGTGGTATTGGTTTTATTGTTATTTCTCTGCTTAGTAGCAGAATTGCTTTTCAGCATTATCTTTATCTTTTTGATGCTACTATTCTTAGTGGCGGGCTTACACTGGTTATGTTACATGCTTATGGGGTTAAGTTTATAAGCGAATTCCTAGAGAAGCAGGCTATTAAAAAACAGTTTGCTGGTTACTGCTCTAAAGAAGTTGTACAGATGCTACAACAAGATCCAGACTTAATCAAGCGTGGAGTACGCAAGGATGTGTCAGTTATGTTTAGTGACCTGCGTGGATTTACTCCAATCGGTGAACACTATGGGGATGACGTTGCTGGTTTAGGCAAATACATGAACGGTTATATGGATGCTATTAGTCAACCTATGATGGACAACAAGGGTATGATAATCAAGTATGTAGGCGATGCGTCAATGCACATACATGGTGCTCCTATCGAAGATCCCAATCATGCCCGCACTATTGTTAGGGTTGGGCTTGAAATGCTAGACAAGGTAGATGAGTATACTAAGATAATGGAAGCACAAGGTTTGCCTCCTGCGGCTATGGGATGGGGATGTAATAGTGGTATTGGCTTTATTGGTGAGATGGGTTCAACAGAAAGACACAGCTATGACATCTTAGGTGATATGGTTTCAACTGCGGCTCGCTTAGAAGCACGTTGTAAAGCCTACGGTGTACTATGTATTATTGGTGCTGAAACATACAATCGTACTAAAGATGATTTCTTTTACCTGCTATTAGATAACCTGCAACCAAAAGGCAAGACAGTAGCAGATTTGATTTATACAGCATTGCGTACTAAGGGCAATGATTATACTAAAGACCGAGAACAACATAATGCTATGCATGCCTTGTACAAACAGAAAAAGTTTGACGAAGCGGCCGCTATGTGTAAGAAACTAATTGGTAATTTCGGCGGACAGATGGACAAATATTATAAGATATGGATTGAACGTTGTGATTTTATGAAACAACAAGACCTACCAGATAACTGGAATGGGGAATTCATAGCTCATGAAAAGTAATTTGACCTATCCATTTATAGATGCTACAATAGATACATGCGTATATACTTTTTTATATTTGTATTTTGCACCTTACTTTGTAATTGGACAACAAGCTATGCCGATTCCAAACTTATGCCTATTACCGCAGACTCCTGGTTGGTCGCCGACGGCGATGGCAGAATTATTCAAAGTCAAAATTCCAAACAACTACACAGTATAGCCAGCATTAGTAAGCTAATGACTGTAATGATTGTACTAGATGCACATCAAGATCTTAATGAGAAAATTGGTTTGTTCACTCGTGGTCAAACTATTCAACTGGCACTGATTAGATCTGATAATCATGCCGCTGAGTTATTATGCAATAACTACCCAGGTGGTAGAACTGCTTGTATACTTGCAATGAATGAAAAGGCAAGATTTTTAAATTTACCAAATACTCACTATGTCGAGCCTACTGGGCTAAGTGTAATGAATACTAGCACAGCAGAAGAATTGGTTACTATTGTAATGGTTGCTTCTACTTATCCAGAGATCGTCGAGTGTGCCAAAATGGCCAACGGTTCGATCAAACAGAAAAAAAGATTATGGACGTTTCGTAATACCAATCCATTAATCGATAAGCACGACTTCATTGTTAGTAAAACTGGATACATTCGGGCTAGCGGAGGTTGCATTGTGATGATGTTAGATGCTAAACTAGGACGTAGGATAGTTATATTGTTAGGCAGTAGGAACACAAGAACACGTGCTCCAGAAGCTATTGCATTGGCAGATAATTACTAAATACTTTTCAAGGAGGACAAAGCCATGAAACAACAAAAGTTAGTTCGTAAGTTGTACAAGGCCTGCTTCCGACACGATGAAGATGCAATTATGGAACTTCGTAAAGAAGAATTCCGTAAGATACTAAAGCACCGCGCCGAAGGCAAACCATTTGATACAAAGTGGACGGTGGTTAGGATTTAAGTGTAACGCACTTGTAATCTTTTGCAACACTATACTGCGATAAATACAGGCATGAAAGCTAAAACTTATCGCAGTATTTTTATTTCAGATGTACACTTAGGCACACGTGACTGTAAAGCGGCCGAACTCAACAACTTCCTCAAACACAATTCCTGCGAAACTCTTTACCTCATAGGGGACATAATTGATGCATGGAAAATCCAACAGAACAAATGGAGATGGAAGCAATCTCATTCTAATGTTGTTCGCCGTATCCTTGGCCACGCTAAACGCGGCACTAGGGTTGTATATGTTGCCGGCAATCACGATGAATTCCTTAGGCCTCTCATACCATATGGTTTGAGCTTTGGCTTGGTAGAGATCAAAAATCAAACAGAACATATTGGAGTGGATGGTAAGCATTATCTAGTAACTCACGGAGATTTGTTTGACGGGATCACCAAATTGGCACCATGGTTAGCCTTTTTAGGTGACAAGATGTATGACTTTGTGCTAGAATTAAACAGCAAATTTAATTTCCTACGACACAAACTAGGGCTAGGATATTGGAGCCTAAGTAAATTCCTAAAGCACAGAGTCAAAAAGGCCGCAGATTTCATGTTTCAGTTTGAAAAGAACATAGCGGCATACTGTAAAAAAAGAGGCTTTGATGGAGTTATTTGTGGCCACATACACCACGCAGAAATTAAATATGTCAACGACATAATATATATGAATGACGGTGATTGGGTCGAGTCTATGACAGCACTAGTCGAACATCATGATGGTCGTTGGGAAATAATAACTTGGACGAAAGGCCATGACAATGACAGTTCTAATATTGACGAAACTAGATCGTAATGAATACGAATCTAACCGACTCGTAGAAAGTTTTGCACAAAAAGGTATCACGGCGCTAATGTGCCACCCGGATGATTTTGACATCATTGTTGACCGTGATATTCGCAAGGGTATAAAATACAAAGGGCAAGATCTAGAACTACCTAAATTGGTTTTAGTTAGGTTAGGGGCAGGCATATTGCCATTCCAATTGGCCGTGGTCAGGCACTTTGAGCAAGCAGGAGTTCCCTGTATCAACGGAAGTTTGCCGATTGAAACAGTTAAAGATAAACTGCGCACCAGTCAAATTCTTAGTCGAGCCGGAATAGCTATTCCAAATACCATGATGGTTCGCATGCCAATCGACGATGGGCTTGTTGAAACTAATATTGGATTTCCGTGTGTGGTCAAAGTTGTTACTGGATCATATGGAGAAGGTGTTTATCTTTGCGAAAAGAAACGTGACTACAAAAAGCTCATGGAGTTCATTGATAATCTTGGCAACAAGAAAACCATGATAGTACAAAAGTATATGGGTGAACGTATCGGAGAAGATCTGCGTGTATTGGTCATTGGAGGTAAAGTACTAGGTGCTATGAAACGTACAGCACCCGAAGGAGACTTCCGTGCTAACATCACCAATGGCGGAACAGGAGAAAACTATCCTTTAACTGAGGAAATAGAATTCCTAGCTCGTGAAACTGCTAGAGCATTGGGATTAGATATTGCTGGTGTAGACTTGCTTTTTGACAAACATGGATTTGTTGTGTGTGAAGCTAACAGTAATCCAGGGTTCAGCGGATTTGAAAACTACTGCCAAGTGAATGTAGCAGATGCTATAACAGAATACATAAAATTTAAGGTACACCAATGAAATACTTCATAATATCAATGTATGCACTATGGATAGGCCTTACAATAATTTTAGCATTAAAAGAAACTTTCAATGAAAACAATACTGATAATAACAGATAACTTACCGGATCAGATAAATGGCGTTGTCACTACGTACAAAAATATTGAGGCATGCGCTGTTTTGGACGGTTATAACGTTGTGGTGCTTCATCCCGGGTGGTTCAGCTACATTGATTGTCCTGGCTACAACGAAGTCAAGATTGCCTATCCCAGGAACATGGGCAAGAAGATTGCGTCGGTCAATCCGGATTATATCCATATCGCCACAGAAGGTCCTCTTGGTATGTGGGCTAGAGCATATCTTTCATTGGCTAATATTCCTCACAATACCGCTTATCACACTAAGTTTCCTGAAGGGCTCCGAAAGCTATTTGGCGTACCTGAGTCACTTACCTGGAGATTTGTACGCTGGTTTCATAAGCATAGTGGCAAAGTTTTAACCACTACAGACTCAATGGTTAAGGAATTACAGGCACACGGATTTAGTGGTGAAGTTATTCCTTGGACACGTGGTGTTGACCGTGAAATCTTTACTCCTGATCTTAGAGAAACAGTACCGGCAAAATATCTGTTGTGTGTTAGTCGTGTAAGCAAAGAAAAGAATCTTGAAAAGTTCTTTGAACTCGATTATCCAGGATACTTAAAGATTATGGTAGGCGACGGTCCTATGCTAGAAAAGTATAAGAAGCAGTATCCTGATGTACACTTTACAGGATTTAAGACAGGTGTAGACCTAGCCAAATATTATGCCAATGCCGAAGTATTTGTGTTTCCTAGCATGTGGGAAACATTTGGTATTGTAATGATCGAAGCAATGGCCTGTGGTACACCTGTTGCGGCTTATCCTTGCCAAGGTCCGGAAGATGTCATCGACCAAGGCGTTACCGGATTTATGAATGACAATTTGGAAGATGCTGTTACTGCTTGTTTACAATTAGATAGAGATCGTGTGTATAAAGGTAGTCAACGCTGGACCTGGGCCCGTGCCTGGGAGATTTTTAGAGATAATTTAATACCTGCTAAATAAAGTTAGCAGTTAATGAAAGGTAGTATATGTTCGCTTTGTATTTTGCGGCGGCGGGTTTCTTTACTGTGTTCGGTTGGAACGCAGGTCAAATAGTGTGGGACAAGTACATTGACCCACCTGCAATAGAGCAATCAGTAGATCATGAACACACCAAAAAATAAAACTTGGTTAGATCATGCTGAGCGTATTATCGACAACATACTACGTATCTTGTGGTTAATATTGCTTGTCGGTTGGATTTATAACGGACATCAATTATGAAAAAAACTATTGCCTTATTCTTGTACGATCCTAAGTGTAGTGTGCAAAGTGGTAACGGCATTCTCAAAGCTCTAGAGGATGATTATCATTTTAAAATCTTTGGTAAAAATATCCTAGAAGATAATTTCTTTGATGATGTTGATATGATTGTAGTACCCGGTGGGTTTGGAGATGCTGATACTTTTGATACAGCATTTAAACACAATGCTAAACGTGTTCGTAAATTTATCAATAGGGGTGGCAAGTATTTGGGTATATGTATGGGCGCCTATTGGGCGGGGTCCAATTACCTAGATATATTGGACGGGGTGGATGCTGTGCAATATCTAAAACGTCCCAGGACTGATACCCGTAGACCACACGCCAAAAACATATCAGTAACATGGCAAGGAAAACCCATGAATATGTTTTGGTATGACGGTTGTGCATTAGTCGGAGATCATCGTAAATTTAAAACAGTTGCAACCTATGCCAATGGAGATTCGATGGCTATTATACAAAATAATATTGGCCTAATCGGGTGTCATCCAGAAAGTGAATCATTCTGGTATGATAGTTACAGTTGGATGCGCGGTAAGTATCACAACGGTGAACACCATAAGGTGTTATTAGATTTTGTTAACGCTTTATTTTTGCAAGGCCAATCAAAGAAAATAAACGCAACCACAAGTATCCAATATCAAGTTCAAACCAACGACGACTTAGTTTAGGACTTGCAGGATCTAGATGATGATTGTTATGCAGTTCTTCGCCACCGACGATGATTCCCCAGGGGCTTAGATTACGACTTTGATCACGAGTAGTTCCGTTACGATATCCTACCCAGTGTCCTAGTCCGTTGATAACACCAGCGGCCCAGAACGGAATCCAAATCATTTGAATACCCCAAACTAATAGTCCCCATGGACCAAACACACACAAGTCTATGACTAACATCAACAGAATGCCAAGACGGCTGTGTTTAGAGTATATGTTTTGTTCGACCCAGTCATCTGGTGTGCCTACACCGTACTTGTTGATCATATCTGTATCTTTGGCGCCACGTGCATATAATACTGCACCGTTTGTAAACACAGTCCAGATTCCAAATACATGCGGGCTATGTGGATCGCCTTCCTTATCGCTGTACTGATGATGCTTACGATGTATACCTACCCATTGCTTAGTAACCATACCTGTCGTAAGCCATAACCAAAAACGCATAAAATGTGCTAGGATTGGGTGGAATATGATTCCTTTATGCGCTTGTCCGCGATGCAAAAATAAAGTCACACATACTATGGTAATATGTGTGACTATAAGTGTATATAGTATAATGTTCATTATAGTACTTAGCCCGTACCACCTGACGCTTCTTGTTCATCTGAACTTGTATTTTTATCTACTCGATTAATTGCTTTTTCCGCTTCAACACGTTCATGTTCTATAGTTTTACCTCTTAGATGCAATACTGTGTTAACTTTTTGATTAAGTCTAATTAAATCGTTGTCCAGCATACGGATACGATCAATAAGAGCAATAAGAACTGTGTTAGCATCTGAGATCACAGGTTTAACTTCTTTGGTTGCCCATTCCCAAACATAACGAATAATGAATCCCATACCCACTGCCATAACAATGGGGAACCCAAACTTATTGACTATTTCTACGATATCCATAATTTAGAACCAAAGGAACAGGCCATTAAGGCTTAATATTAATCCTAGACCTGCTACAGCAAAACTTGACCAGAACAACATCATACTGACAGCTAGTATACTTGCCGATAGTATAACGATAGCCATTTGGTACGCTGTTGATGCATAACCGATCCATGGGCTACGTAATTTAGCATCATCACGTTCTGCTTCTAGCTTAGTGGCTTTAGCCAATAATTCTTTTTTACCTTCGCCCGACTTAGGATCGCTTTCATATTTTTCAATCTTAGCCTTCATTTCCTCAGCACGGGCTTTATCTCCGTTCTTCTGAGCTTCATAGAGATTTTGTTCTGCTAGACTCTGCTTTAGGCTTTTAGCTTGATAAAAGTTGTAAACATCGCTAGCTTTGATAGTGTTGTTCATAACTGTACTTGACAGTTTGCCGCCATACCATACGTTAACGGCTAACAGTAAAGCAAATACGTTGATTACCATACCTGCTTTGTCTTTGATCTTTGCTTCACGTTCACTGCGGCTACCGACTGGTGGCTTTGGTGCGTTAGGGTCTTTTGGTTGTTTGTTAATTAAATTTAACATTGAATCTAATAATGCCATTGTTTGCTCCTTATGCTATGTATCCAAAGAAAAATCCCACTGCCAGTGCTATGCTGACAAATACGGCAACATCTCTATCTGTCCAGATGGCTTGATATATGCCGTACTCCTTAATACTATTGGGCAGATCGCCCGGCTTCCATTTGCTCACGTGCTCGCTCCCCATTTTTTAAAAATTTAACTAACGGATCGATTTTTTTAAGCATCATTCGTCCGTCCTTGTTTACGAATTCAAATAGATCGCCCGCTTTCCAGCCTAGTGCATCTGTATTAAGTTCGTTGTCTAATAGCAGGTAATTGGGATATAGATCCCATTCGTAATCATAGTGTTTCATTAATAACCTCGCTTAGGCGATCAGCTGATCTTCTAACGTCTTGGCTTAATTGGCCAACACCCAGTTCGCTTTCAATGATTCTAGCTAAGTCATGTAATTTAATTACTGCATCTTCTAGTGTATCATATTTGTAATCAATCATTAATCTCTCCTTGCGTCATTCTTACCGTCTGCACGTGCAATACGATCTACATCGGGATGTAATCCCAGCGCATTTGATACAACTGCATCAATACGAATAACATCGTGATTCATAGTTTTAACACGATTGTCCAGTGCTGTGATAATACCGGCCATACCTTTAATACTGCTTAAAACGCCTTGTAGTAGCAATTTGATCGTTAAAAATACAAAATAACCGCCAGCTAAGGCCGCGGCTACTGGCATACCTAAATCGCCTATAACTTTAAAGATCTCATTCATACTTTGCTCCAAGTAAATTGTAGTGTTTCTAATATTTACCAATATAGCGGGCAATAACTAGTTCGTCCAAAGATGATTGATTTTAGCCACATTTTGTTGTATAATTTTACTTAGAGCATAAGTAAAAGTATATGATTGCTCTAAACAAGTACTCTATATATTGCTCTAAAGGATAAGGACAAAATGGCCAGTATTTTTAAATGTTTAAACTGTAGTAGAGAAAATCCTGTTAAAGGTGCAAATTATTCAAACAAGTATTGTAATAATTTTTGCCAACAACAGCATAGGAAAACTCTACTTGCAGGAAAACGCATTGAAGAATGGAAGTCAGGATGCGGACTATATGTATGGAAAGAAGTTCCAGAATACATCCAAGATTATCTAATAGAGACACGTGGTCACAAGTGCGAAGTGTGCGGTATTACAGAGTGGCAAGGAAACCCTGCTCCTCTTACTGTAACACAAAAGGATAAAGACACGTACAATAATAAAGAAGACAATTTAGAAGTAATCTGCTATAATTGTAAATCGCAAAAATAATTCATTTAACACACAGGAGAATCAAAATGAAAACAATCGGTAATAAGTTAGAACATTTCGTAGTAACAGGCGTTAAGCCAGGACAACCAGAAGATGCTTTCTTCACAATCGACGAAACCAGTTTCGAAGGCAAGTGGAAAGTAATCGTGTTTTATCCAAAGGACTTTACGTTTGTTTGCCCAACAGAA